GTGGCGCGAGCGATCAACAGACTGACCAGCCGGGGCGTCGCCGCCCTGCGTGAGCCGGGGCTCCATGCCGACGGCCAAGGTCTGTACGTGCGGATCGACCAGACCTGCGCCCGGCGCTGGGTGCTGATCTTCCACCTGCGGGGCAAGCGCCGGGAGATGGGCCTCGGCTCGCTCGAGGACGTCAGCCTGGCCGAAGCGCGGGCGGCGGCCGAGGCGGCGCGGTCTTTGATCCGCGACGGGCTGGACCCCATCGAGAAGCGTAAGGCGGACGCCATCCCGCCGGTCTCGCGCCTGTTCTCCGCCGTGGCCGCGGACCTGATGGATACGCTGGAGCCGAGCTGGCGCTCACCGAAGCAGCGCGGCCAGTGGGAGGCTTCGCTCCAGCAGCATGCGCCGGCGATCTGGAAGGCTGACGTCGCGGCCGTCGACACCGAGATGGTGCTGGAGGCGCTGAAGCCGATCTGGTCGACCAAGGCCGAGACAGCGACCCGCGTGCGCTCGCGGATCGAGCGGGTGCTCGACGCGGCCAAGGTCCGGGGCCTGAGGGCAGGGGAGAACCCGGCCCGCTGGAAGGGCCACCTGTCGGCCCTGCTCCCGAAGGCCGAGCGCAACAAGGATCACTTTGAGGCCATGCCCTACGCCGACGTCCCGGAGCTGATGAAGCTCTTGGCCACGCGGACGAGCATCTCCTCGATGGCGTTGCGGTTCCTGATCCTGACAGCCAAGCGGTCCGGCGAGGTCCGCGGCGCCACCTGGGATGAGATCAGGGGCGATGTCTGGATCATCCCGGCCGAGCGGATGAAGGGCGGCCGGGAGCACCGGGAGCCGCTGTCGGCGCCGGCGCTGGAGGTGCTGGAACTCATCCCCGCTGAGGCCCGCCGCGGCATCATATTCGCCGGCTGGAACGGGCAACTCAGCGACATGAGCCTGTCGAAGGTCCTGCGGACCAACGGCTTCGACGGCCCGACCGTGCACGGCTTCCGGTCATCCTTCCGGGACTGGGCCGGCGACTGCACCACCTATGCCCGCGAGACCATCGAGGAGGCCCTGTCGCACCAGATCGGCGACAAGGCCGAGCGGGCCTATCGCAGGTCGACCGCGCTGGAGAAGCGCCGCGCCCTCATGGCCTCCTGGGCCGATTTCTGCACCGGCCGCCGCGGCCAGGTCATCCCCATCAGTAGAGTATCGGAGGGCGCGTGAGCACCGCAGTTGAGACAGCTATCCCGCAGACGGACGAGGACCGCGCGGCGCTCATGGTGCGCCTCGTGAAGGAAACCCTGCACGCCGACACCGCCGAGGGCCGGGCGGGGATTGGCGCGATCCTGCGTGAGCTTCGGCACGCGGACCCTGAAGCGATCGAGCGGCTCGCGGCCGGCATCCAGATAGCGCGGGCGGGGCTCAGGGCAGGGGCGACCACGCATTGAAGCATGGGCGCTCGCGACCCCGACACCATCAACTCGCCGCCGCACCCCCTGACAGCCCTGACCCTCGCTGAGATGCACGCCCGACGGTGGCTCGTGCTCGCCGTCTGTCCGACCTGCGGCGCCCGGACCCACGTCGACCTCTCCGCCCTGCGCCGGCTGCTCGGCGACGCCTATGTCCTTTGGGGGCGATCGACCCGGTGCAAGTCTTGGGTGCGATGGGAGGTCGATCGCCGTTGTCCCGGCCATGTCGCCTTCTGGGCTAGCTCCAGCCTCACCGGCACGGCCGTGCCGCTTAGGATGTCCGGCGAGGTGAGGGACGCGGTCGAGCTTCGCGCACAGGCGGCGCAGCGCCGCTGATGGGGCAGACCCTCTCGTGCGCGATCACCTGGTCCAGGCGCCGCATGTCGATGACTCGGGCGCAGGTCGGGCATCTGATCCGGTGTTCCGCCACCTTCAGCCGGGGATCTGGCGCTTCCATGGAACGGCCAATCCGGTTCGGCGCTGAGTCGTTCCGATGGCCCGTCCGCAGATCATCCGCGAAGAGCACGGCGTCGTGCTGATGTTCATCGACGCCCCGCGCGAGGCTCGCAGCGGGACCGGCGGCCCGCACTATCGCATCACCAGCAAGCGGGCGGTCCAGCCGATCGTACGGAGCGACCGGGCCGAGGCGGACGTGTGCTTCCTGCGAGAGGTCGCGGCGTCGAAGCGCGATCCGCTGGTCGAGAAGATACTCGCGGCGGGCCTGTGACAGCAGAACGCCCCCGGCGTGAACCGAGGGCGTCTGTCGGAACCCCTACGGTGTTCCTGTGGCTCCGCGAAGAGCCTGCGGATCAGGGGCAATGCCCCGCACCGCGCGCGCCGGCAGTATGCCAGACAGCAGAAAGGCCCGCCACCCCGTAGGGCAGCGGGCCTCGAACGCCTCTCGGGCGTCATGGATATGGGGTCAGGTGGGAACTAGCCCGGCTCGCGCGGTCGAGGCGTCGGCGCCGGGCAGCGAAGCCCGCGCATCCCCATCTCGTCGAAGAACCGGCAGAGCCGGCCGACGGTGGCCCAGCCTTCCTCGCCCCAGGCTTCGACCGCGTTGTCGTACTGCTCCCCGGCGATCCGGGAGGTCAGGACGTCATCCGGCGGCACCGGCTTCGGCTGGACCGCCAGGTCCGCGGCAGGCGGGAAGGTCGCGCCCGGCGTCTCGCAGCTGGCGACAGCGACGGCGCAGCTCGCGATCATCAGGCAGGCCGTCAGGAAGCTCTTGCGCGGCATGGTCTCTCTCCTTTTGCCGGTCACGGATGGTTAGGGTGTCGTTCAGGCGCTCGTCGGCGGCCTTCTCGCGGGCAGGGGCGGCCTTGCGCTCCAACCGGGCTTCTCTGGCGGCCTGACGGTCTCGCTCGCCCTCAGAGGCCCGGTGAGCGCAGTAGGCGCCGAAGAGCAGGAAGGCGGCGAGGATGCCGACCACGGCCCAGCCCTGCGGCGAGAGCATCTTCGGGACGCGGCGGAGGAAGGCGAGGGCCTTGAGGGCGAGGACGATCATCGCGGGTTCCACAGGTTGAGCGCCCAGCACACCCCGGCGACCGCGGCGACGCAGAGGACGACCGGGACCATGGCGGCTAGGCTGAGGAAGGTGAGGCGGTGGCCGGTCACGACGCGTAGAGCGCGGCTTCGGCGGCCCGGCGGCGAGTGAGGCCGGCCATGACGCGCCCCCCCGCCCGGTTCCAGCGGCCGAACTGCTGGCGCGCCCCGGCGTAGTCTCCCGCCTTGTGCATCTTCAGCAGGGTCGAGCCGCGGAAGTTCGCGAGGCCGACGTTGTAGGCGAGGCTGACCATCGCATCGAACTGGCCCTGCGTCGTGGGCGACCCGTCCAGCGCGTCCAGAACCCCGGCGGCGAAGCGGTCCAGATCCATTTGGAACCGGGCGGCTGCACGCTCGCGGCTCCAGACCGTGCCGAGCTTGATCGGACGGCCCTCCTCGTCCGTGGTGGAGCCGAAGCCAATGGTGATCGGCAGGCCGCCGGTGCCAGGGTCGACGTAGGCCTCCGAGCGGAAGCCTTCGAACGAGTGGATCAGGTCGATCCCCGCCCTGCTGACCTTCATCGCCTCACCCTCTCGGGGCAGGGCGAACATGTCCGCCAGTTCGTCGATCGCTTCGACGTGGAGCGGCATCAGCTTGCCGCCGGGCGCGAACGGCCGGACGGCGTCGAATAGGGCCTTGCGCGACATCGCGGGCCTCCGTGCTATAGTCAGGGGATGCGCCGGACCGACCGCTTCACCATCACGCTCGTCATCATGGCGATCGGGCTGGTGGTCTGGGCTATTCAGCGGCTCGGGTAGGGACCGGCTCGTCGGGGCGGTTCACCACCTCAACCGGCTGGGGCTGGCGGCGATCGACGCCGGAGCGCGCGATTTCGACGTCCGCCTCGGCCGCGACTTCAGCCTTGCGGGTCCGCGACTGCTCCCACGCCTTCGCGGTGTAGAGGGCCGCGGTTCCGGCCCATGCGGCGCCGATGTAAACCGCGCCCTCGCTCAACGAGGCCGTGCGAAACGGGATTGTCACGGTCGCCACTGCGGAAGACCAGCCCGCGAGGTGCAGGGTCGAGGGTCGGGCGATCTCCCCGATGAAGGTGGCAAGGCGGTCGAGGTTCATGCCCTGCCCTCCGTCCGGGTCATGGACGCCATGACCTGCTGCTGCTGCCTGATCTGGCCGTTGAGCATCTCGACCTTCTCCAGCGCCTTCCGCGCGTCCTCGCGGGCCTCATCCCGTTCATGGCGGGTCCGTTCCAGCTCGGCGGTCAGCCTGGCCGCCTCGGCTTCCGCCGCCTCAACCCGCTGATGAGCATGGGCGAGGGCCGCCGTGATCCGCGCAACGTCCGCCTGAAGCCGCTCGATCTCCTCCCGGAGCCCGCTCGTCACCTCGGTAAACGCCGAGGCCGTGGCCGTGATGACCGCGGCCTCTCCGGTGGCGTGATCCTTGGCGGCCACGGCGTCCGCGTTCCGGCGGGAAGGCCGCTCGACTATCGCCTTCAGCACGGCCCCCAGCCCCAGGGCGCCCAACAGGCTGGCTATCCCCTGCCACGAGGCGAGCGGGGTGATCGGGTCGCCTGCGGACATGGCGGCTCCTAGAGCTGGGGTGGTCGGCGGATTTCCGGTAGAGGTTGGCCCGTCACGCGTGATGCGGGCCGTCACTGGCTCGGGGCCGGGGGAGGTGTTCGCTGCACCTTCCCCGGCTGCGTTCTGTCGTGTAGGCCACGACAATGGACAGGAACGAAGCGCCCCTGTGGTATGTCGTCGCTTTCGTGGCGGCTTGGTGCGCCGTGATTATCGGCGGAACCTGCCTCGGGATGCGGCAGTCAACCGCTTCGGCGGCCGAACAGATCAGTACGGAGTGAGCGCGCCCATGTAGGCGCGAACGCCGTCACCGAGGGTCCACAGGGACAGCACGAGGGTTTTCAGGTCAGCGCGGGCTCCGAAGAACACGAGCAAAAGCCCGACCTGAAAGCCGGTGAACAGCAGTCGCATAACGCCAGAGGTGAGGGCCGGGAGTTGGCCCGTCAGCACCAGAACCAGCCCGAGCATGTAGAGGGCCGGAATGAAAACAGACATCAGCAGATGGGTGAACATCACCGATGAAATGGTGGTGTGGACCGGCTCGATGTCGATGACCTGCTGCCGGAGCATCCAGACCATTACACCCATCACCAGCCAGTAGAGGACTTTCGGCCAGCCCGTTTGCGCGTCGGCGCTCACGTCAACGCCAAAGTCTGAAATCAGGTAGGCCAGATCGACAGTCTGGAGATACAGGCCCGCGCCAATCGCGAAGGGCACCGCTATGAACAGCAGAGCGCGCCGGAACCCGGCTGGAGAGATCATTAGCCGCCAGCGCGGCATGAAGAGGTTGAGAAAACCCGGCAGTAGCAGCGAAACCACGAACAGGAGCAGATACGGAACCAGCCCACCGTGAACGAAAGCCGCCCCTACCAGTATGAGGCCTGCTATCCACCACGGCCGGCCCAAATAGTAGTTGGACAGCGCGACCACGACCATGGCGAACGCCAGACCTTCGCGGATTTGAACCCCGGCCTTGACGGAAAGGATCGCGACGATGGTGGTCGCGACCGCAATCGCATGAAGTGGCCCCAGACGTGGCTGCGCCGGGATCAGGAATGACAGCCAGACGGCGAACCCCACGAACGCGGCGAGCATCGCCAGCCGGAAGCCCTCGTATCCATTCTGGCCGAATACCCGGTTGGCGACCTCGATCAGCCAGACAAAACCCCGGTCGCGCCCCTGCGTGTAGAGCCACGCCCCACCGTTGTTGTAGATGTGCTCATACCCCCGCCAGTCGAACGTTGCATCCGACCACTGATAGGCGACAATGAGCGCAAGGCTCGCGAGCAGGGCGGAAAAGATCGCGACGTGCGGTGCGGGCCGGTACATTCCGACGGATTTATCCGGCTCGCAGCCGGCCCGCAATATCAGGAGATTTTCTGGACGAGGAGGCGGTTGTATTCCGCGTCGGTCGTCACATCCTGGTCGACCCCGGTGCTCTGGAAAATCTGGAGCGTGAAGGTGTCGCCTGCGTCCAGATAGACCGCGCCGCTCAGCTCGAACACGACGGGAATGCCGCCTCCGGTCGAGCCGTCGACAAGAGCGTTGCGGCCCTTCATGTTGACCCCCGCGCTTGTCGCCAGTCGCATGTAGGCAAACGTCTCTCCAGCGGCATCGAACCCGTCTAGCGCAAGGGCTGCGTCAAAGCGGTACACGCCGGACTGGTGCACAGTTCCGATGCCAGTTGTGTCGTCGTAAGATATGGCGTCGGCCCGGTAGACAACTTGCGTGTTGTAGAGGATCGCAACGTTCGTATATGACGTGACGGTCTGGGCGCTGTTCTTGCGAAGGAACAGCATTGGAGCTTCGCGCGTGTCGTAGACCTTGCCCGTCGAGCCGTAGGTGATGTGACTTCCAACAGCACCCTTGTCGTAGACGTAGCAGGTCTGCACCGCGTCGATGGTGACGTTTTTGACGTTGGGGCCTTCAAGGCTGATGGCCGGGTAAAGCGGGTGTTCGCCGTTGACGCCGTCGTCATAGGTGGCTGGCGCGCCGCCCAGCTCAAAATAGCAGCTGTAGAACCCGAGGCCGAGCGCTCGGTTGATCTTGATGAGCTTCGCGACGTAGCAGGCGCCGCCCGGCGTCCCGAGAACGCCAGCGCCGTCAGCGACAAACTCGTGCTCCACAGAGGCCGAATAGACGCCCTCAAAGGCCACGCCGACGAATGCGTTGTTGATCGGCGAGAGGGTCGTCCCGCCCATTTCGAGGGCGCACACGATCCCTTGAATGGAGCCGCCGCAGAAGACGTTGGCGTTGCTGTCCTCGTAGATGCCGAGGCCGATGTTTGGCTTTGATCCGTTGTCCTTGGCGATATAGAGGCTGTCGAAGCGACCGTAGAGGGTCAGGTTGCCGTTGGCGGCAGGCTCCAGCAGGACGCCGTAGTCAGCAACCGCGTTGTCGAGAGTGGCGACCTCCACGTTGGTGAGCTGGGGGCGCTGAATGCCCGCGACGCGCAGAACGGCCCGAGCCGTGTTGGCACCCGAGTGGTAGATCGACAGGTCCCGCAGCCCGAACCCGCCGTAGCCGTTGAGCGCGCTTTCCATCTCGACGGCGTAACCAGCCGCCGGAGCCGCGCGCTCGATGACAGTCCCGCGCTCCGTCCCGGCGTTGTAGAAGGCGTGGTGGGCCGTGCCCTTGCCGGCGAGGTTCACGGCCTTCTTGAGCGTCAGGGTTCCGGTGCCAGTCTGCGTTCCAACCGGCAGGTTAAGGACCGCGCCGCCCGCAGTCAGGCCGTCGATGCTCGCCTGTAGTCCGGTAAAATCTCCGAGGTCTTTCGTGTCGCGCAGCTTGTCGCGAACGCTCCGGCTTCCCGCTCCCGTTCCCGATTGCAGGAACAGCAGGTTATTGGTCGCCGCTTCCTTGTCCGCCAGATCGTTGAGGTTCTGCGCCTTGGCCGCACGGGCCGCGATCGCCGCGGCGTCATCGCCGAGGGCTTGGATGGCGAGCGCATCCTCGTAATTCTGCTGCGCGGCCGCAGCGGCCGCTTCGGCTTCATCGACGTAGGCCTGGGCTGCCGCTGCGGCGGCTTGCCCGGCAAGCGCGGCGACCAGCGGCCCGCCGGCGACGGCGACCCGCACCTGGTTGTTCACCAGCCTGAGAACGCGATCAGCCATTCTGGGTCACTCCGGGCTTGATGATGAACTTGCCCTCCATCATCCGGGTCTTCTCCAGACCGCCTCCGGTGATGTGCAGGTCGTAGTAAAGGGTGACGTCCTTGCCGGCGCCGGCGGCGTTCAGGAGCAGGCCCTCGATGGTCGTCTCGTTGATGCGGATTTGGACGCTGCTGAGCGTCTGGCCCTCCACGGTCGCGACGCTGACGCTGATCCCTTGAGCGTTGGAGGCGGCATTCGCCAGCGAGACCGGCGGGTCGCCTGCCGCATCGGGGAGGACCCGTATGTGCATGGCGAAGGTCGCGGCCGAGAAGTCGAAGTCCTCGAACACGGTGACGTCGACGAACGGCGTCCATCGCTGAGCGACGAGGTCGACCCTGGCGGGTGTGATCATGGCTGTCTCGCTGATCTGGCCGCCCTAGCGAGCGACGTACTGCAGGTCGTAGGCGGGGGCGGTGACGCCGGCCGGAGCGGTCTCGGCGAGGACGAGCGCGCCCTCCTCGGAGACGACGATGTGCCCGTCGTCGATATGCATTCCGTCGTCACCGGTGATGACGAAGAGTGCTTCTCCATCCCGGGCGTTGAGCGCCAGCATCTCTGGAGGGGCGACGACCTTTCGCAGGATCGCTCCCGACACCGGATCGATCACGAGGGCCCGGTCGGTCACCGCTTCATCTCCTCGACGCTCAGGGTTCGGCCCTGCACGGTCTGGATGGCCGCGTCGTTGTTGCTCAGGCTGACGATCAGGTTGAACGTGTACGTCCCGGCCGCCAGCGTCACCGTCGCCTCCGGCGTCTGCCAGCCCTGAATGTAGTCGCCGCCGATGGCGTCATAGGTCAGGTCGATCAGGTTTCCGCCAAAGGGCAGCGACTGCTCGATCCTCACCCGCGCCGAAATGCCCCCCGCGGACGGGTGGTGCACGGTCATGAAGAAGTTGCCGCGCACCTTCAGCCGGCCGCCCGTCGACGTGTAGGTGACCGTCTGAATGGTCGTGAACGACGTGCCGCCGAGAGTGAGAGACGCCGAGGTGTCAGCCACAGCCGAGTTCGTGACGGCGTTCGGCGCAATCTGCGCGGTATCAGCCTCATCGAGCACCGCCAGATCGCCTGCCAGGGCGCCGCCGGTTCCGGGGGCCGTGCGGACTACATCCGCGGTCTCGAGCGCGTCCCCGAGCTGCTCCTGGTCGAGGGGAAGGCTATAGCCGGTCACCGCCACAGGATCGAGGACAAGTCGGTCTGATGTCCGGTTGCCCCGGCGGTACGAGAGGGCGACCTCCCAGTCCCCGGCCGTGACGCCTGAGATGATCTTCTTCGCCAGTTCGGGCGTCGAGACGACTTCCTCGATCCAGTCCGTCGCGCCAGAAGCCCGGTACTCAATGACGATCTGGTCGGCCACGCCATCCGGCATGCCCCCCGTGACCACGATCGCAGGGACCTCCGAGCCGTCAGAGCCGGTGACGGTCCCCGCGACCGCGCTCCATTCGGTCGCCTCGGGAGCCGGCGGAGTAGGATCGACCGCGGTGAGCGATGGGCTCGCCGGCGGGCTGGCGCTCTGCCCCAGCGCCCATGCGTGCTTCGCGTCCGTCTCCGACCGGCACTCCAGCGTAACGACGGCCGAGGCCGAATCGAACGGCCGGCGCATCAGCACGACCTTCTGGCCGTTCATGCCCGTTTCCGGAGCCTCGACGGTGAAGGCGTCTCCTGCCCGGAGGCCGAGCATGTAGGGCTTCGCCGGGATCGAGGGCCGCAGCGTCTCGCGGGCGTTCGCCAGGTCGTAGGCCGCGAGTTCGGCCGCCTGTTTGGCGGCGGCATTTCCTCCGCCGACGTAGCGATAGCTGACCTCGCGGGTGCGGGGTTCGCCCCGGTCCTCTGTGACGTAGGTCTCAGCCGAGACCGCCCCGGCCGGCACCTCCTCCCACTTGTGCGGCTCCGACCGATAGCGGGGAACGATGGTGTTCGGCCGGTCCCGACGCGAGGCCATGACCCCGATCCGAACCGGCCCGACGATGTCCTCCTGCGTCAGGGTCAGGATCGACGCCCGAGGAGCCTCCGTCATGCAGCCGATCATGGCGCCGCGGTTGAGCGGAACGGCCCCTCCGGCCTGCAGCATGGCGGCCAGCACCTGCCACTTGTCGTCCGACGTCGTCCATTCGCCGCTGATCTTCCAGCCGTTAGCGTCCGCGACGTTCGCGCCTTCGACGAAGGAGGCGATGTCGATCGCGGCGTCCGGGGCCCCGACCCCCGCGAGCCGCTTCGTCCGGTCGATCGAGCCGTCAGTCTCGAGCTTGAAATGACCCCGCACCCACGCCAGCGCATGCAGGTGCGGGTTCTCGGAGTAGGCCCAGGTCGTCCAGTCGTCCCGTCGCTGCGGGCCCGAGCCGCCCGGGTAGGTGCTGTCCAGCCGAGGATCCCAGACCAGCATCCCGAGCAGGGTCCAGAGCGGCCGAGGCACGCCGCTCTCGTAGCTGGCCCGCTTGGAGTTGTTCTTCAGGGTCCAGAAGCTGGCGGCGAGGCCCGGCGTGGTGTGGCTGGTCGTCCACTCGCTCATGGAGGGCGAGCCGTCGGGGACGCCGGAGGGCGGCTGCAGGGCCGTATCGGTGGGGAGCCCCAGCCGATACGTCATCCACATCTTGTCCTTGTAGGGCTCGACGCTCGCGGCCAGTCCATCAGGGCCGGGGAAGGTCACGACGGTGTCGTTCGCCTTGAACTGGGCGATGCCCTCGATAGGCCCGAGGCTCATTGTCGTGGCAAACGACAGGTAGAGGTTGCCCTTGCCCCAGACGTTGCCGTGAAGCTGCCGGCCGCCGACGCCGAAGCGGCCCATGACGCCGGAGATCGGAGCCGCAGGGTCCGCCTTGAAAGCAGTCGGGGAGCCGCCAGCGCCGACGCGGGGCTGGAACAGCGCGCCTGCCGCAAGGGCGAGGCTGGCGTTGAGAGCCAGCGTCCCGGCCGCGCTGGTGAGAGCCGCTGCGGTTCCGGCCGAGAGGCCAGCTGCGGTCAGAGCGCCCGTGAGGGCCCCGCCCACAGCGGCTGCAGCACCCCCGACCCAGCTGATCGCGGCCCCGGCCGCAGCGGCGACGAAGGGCATCTAGATCGACCTCCACGCAGCGTCGTAGCGGAGCGGCTGGAACACGGTGCAGACGCCAGCCGCCTCCCAGAAGCCGAGGACCCGCCCGTTCCCCACGGCGACCGCCAGCGCCAGATCGGAGCCATCCGCAGCCGGCAGGGTCAGGATGTCGCCCGGCAGGGCCATCGCCGGCGCGATGCGCGGCAGGCCCAGCGCATCCACCGCTTCGGCCAGGGTTTCGTAGCCGAGGCGCTTCATCACCCGCCGGGCGCCCGCCTCCGACGAGTAGCTTCCCGCCTTCAGGAGCGAGGCCCGCACTCCCTGCTTCCTCAGCGCGAAAGCCGCCATGCGGACACAGTCGTCCGTCCCGAGCTTCAGGGGCTTGTCGCGAAAGCGGTCGATCGTGGCCTGCACCGCCTCGACCCGGCGGATCATCGGGCTCATCAGAACAGGCCCCGAACGATGTCGTTGAAGCCGCCGCCGCCGCCGCCGATGGGCGAGCCGCCGTAACCGCCCCCGCCACCGCCGCCGGTCGTGTCGCTCACCACCCGCGGCCGGGGCGCGTCATAGCCCCACGGGAGATCGCGCTGGATCTCGGTGACGAACTGCATCCCCAGCGCCCCGGGATAGACCGACTGCCAGAACTGATGGTTGAGCCGGTGGCCCTCGTTGGCCTCGAACAGCCGCTCCCATGCGGAGACGGCGTCGAAGCTGATCACCGTGGCGGTTTCGCTGGCCTCGACCTCGGCGGTGTCCAGCTCGCCGGCGAAGAGGAGCTCCGGCTCGCCGATCACCAGCCCCGACGCCTGGTCGACCGCGGCGAACCAGCTGTAGATCGGCGAGCCCTGACTGGCCGGGTTCGTGATGTCGGCCAGCGCTGGCAGCGATGCCGGCAGGAAGGTGAAGCGCACCGTCGGCGCTTCGGTCCCGACCTGCTCCGTCATCTCCTCCACCGCATCGAGGACGCCGTAGACCTCGTCCTCGCCGGTGTAGGTCTCGCCGCCGTGGACGACTTCGCCCGCCCCATCCACCAGCAGGATCGTGTGCCCCGGAAGCTCCATCTTGAGCAGCAGGCACACCAGCGGCGCCGCACCTTTCAGCGCGGCGTCGAGAGAGGCGTCGAGGGCCATCGGCTACTCTCGCTCGGTCACGGTAAAGGACAGGCCGACGAACATCCCGCGGTCGACGGTCCATTCGGTCGCCCGGCCGGAGAGGAAGCCCTCGATCACCGGCTCGGCGAAGTTGGCGGCCGAGTTGTCGGCTGGCGAGCGGCGGATCATCGGGTTGATCGGCAGGGCCGCGGCAGCGCCGCCGGATGCGACGGTGTCGGTTGCCACCTGGTATAGGTACTTCTGGCCCGTGGGGCCCACGAGGTTGAACCACTGGCCGGCGCGGGCGACGTACTCCGGCGTGAAGCCATCCAGCGCCAGGAACGAGCCGAGTTGGCCGGCGCCGTTGACCAGCGGGGAGCCCGGCGCTCCAACATCAAACTCCGGCTGCGGGATCGGCAGGATGACCGTGTCGGCCTCAGCGCTGGTCAGGGCCGCCACCCAGGCCATGGCGGCGTCGTAGTAGAGCGGCGGCAGCTCCACGTCGGCGGCCCACTTGGAACCGAGACGCCGAACCCGGCTGGTCGGACCGCCGAAGGTCGGCTCCAGATCGCGGCGACGGCTGACCAAGCGCCAGATGATCGACACCGGCACGTCCGTCGTCGGCAGGATGATCGCCATCAGCGGACGAAGCTCTGACGGGCCCGGCGGACGGCCTGGCGGCGCTCCTCGCGGACGGCTGCGTAGCCCATCATTGCCGTGTTCGCAGCGATGGGTGTGGCGACCTCGGTGGCGGTGTCGACCACATAGGCGTGCATGCCGTCCTTGTCGGCCGACACACGCACATCGACCCTCGCGGCGATAGCGGAGGCCGCTGCATCTCTGGACTGGGCGTCCCGCGCGCTGAAGGCGCGGACCGCCGCGGTTGAGGCCTCCGCGCTGGAGTTGTCGTTCGCGGCCGAAGGCAGGCCGGGCGTTCCGCTCCCGCCGCCCTTGAGGCCCAAGCCTGCCAGCAGGCCGAGCATGGCCGCCACGGCCGGAAAGGCCCATGGCCCGAGCGCCTCGAACATCTTGGCCGCCCCAGCTGCCGTAGAGGCAGCGCCCTTGGCCATGGAGTTGGCGACCGACGAGGCGGCTTCCTGCCGGCCGAAGAGGATCGACTGGAGCATCCCGGCCAGTTGCTGCGCCCGATAGACCTGCTCGATGGCCAACATGACCCGGTAGCCGTCAGACCCCTCGCGGAAGAACCCACGCGCCGCCGCCGCCATGTCGCCGTAGGACTGGATTTGCGCCTGGGCCCGCTCTCTGTCGGCCTGCATCGCGGAGAGGCGGTGCTCGCGTTCGGCGAGCGCGATGCTGGCCAGGCGCTCTTCATAGCCGGTCATGGTGGTGAGCAGGTCGCCCAGCGCCCGGCCGGTCTCCCCGAAGGCCGAGGAGAGCCCGCTCGCCATGTCCCGGGTCAGGTCGTCGATCAGGCGCAGCTCGTCGGCGGTCTGCTCGAGCGTGTCGTAGATGTCGACGAACATGCCCTGCAAGGGCTGCAGGTTCACCCGCTCAAGCTGCTGAAGGCGCTCAACGACCTGGGCGGTCTCGCGAACCCCGTCTCGGCCCGCGCCCCCGCTGCGCCGTTCCGCGTCGGCGTCTCCGGCTTCCCCGCGGATACGGTTCCGCGCCGCGTTGGTGATGCTGCCGGCGAGCGCCGCACGTTGCCGGTCCAGCCATGCGAGCCCGTCCTGCGCCCCCTGCGCCGCCCCGCGGGCGAACGCCCCGCCGGCCGCGCGTCCGGCTCCGGCGAAGCGGTTGGCGAATGCGGGAGCCTCGATGGCGCGGATCAGCGGCAGGTCAGCGCCCGGACTGACCGCGTTGGACGCCAGGATGAAGGCGTTCAGCAGCGTCCGCCCCCGGTTGACCATGTCCACCACGGCCCGGATCACTTGATTGGCCGCCGAGATGGCGATGTCGCCGAGCGCCTCGGGCAGCATGCCCCACGAAGCGATGATGCCGCCCCGCGCCGCGCCGAACCCGGCCGCGATGTTCCGGATGCCCTGCCAGACGAAGGACGTCACCCGGTCCATGGTTTCGCTGAACCACTCCCCGAGCTTCGTCACCGAGGGCCCGACCTTGTCCCAGATGATGTCGCGCAGATAGCTCAGCGAGCCACCGACCACGTCACCCATGGTGACGCCCCGGTTCTGGACTTTCTCCAACTGCTTCTCCGTCAGGCCCATTCCTTCGGTCAGGTCGCCGAAGTCCTTGTTGAGCTGGCGCGTGGCGAGCGCGAGAGTGCCTCCGATCACCGCCGTGGCCGCCCCGACCGCGGCTATGAGGGGGAGGAACGGAGCCATCGCCCGCCAGGTGGCCGCCGCCGCGGCGTTCATCGCTGCCGTGACGGTCGTTCCGGTGCGAGCCGCCGCCATCTGGAAGGTGTCCAGCACCTGCGGCCCCTGCTGGATCGCGATCAGGAGCGGGTTCATCCCCATGGCGGCGGTGACGCCGATGTCGGTGAACTGGCGGGACAGGTTCAGCCCTTCGGCAGCCGTGAGCCCCATGCCGCCCCGGACGGCCGCGAGAGTGGCCGCCTGCTGCCGGATGGCGGTGTTGGCGACCATCTGGGCAGCGCCCTGACCCCGAGCGGCCGCAGCGAGCCGCTCCGTCGCCGTCTCAGCCCGGGTGGCCGAAGCGGTCAGGTTGTCCAGATGGCCGTCGGCCTGGGCGACCTCCTGGCTTTCGACGCGGATCCCGAGGGAGGCGAGGTCGGTCATGACGTGCTCTCCTTCAGGGCCTCAGCGGCAGCTTTGGCTTCGCGGGCCTTGATCGCCGCCCGCAGGCTGGCCCGGATTTCCGCGACGTTGGTGGGCTTCGGCTTGCTCGACAGCCGGCCCGGCATGGCGGCCTCGTAGGCGTCGTCCAGCCGCCGGATCAGGCTCTTCTGCCAGTAGGGCAGGCCGCCCGGCACCGCCTCGGCGTAGGCGTTGATCTCGGCCCAGGTGATCTGCTGCGTCGCGAGGCCGACGAGCCGGGTCGGCCTTAGAGCGGCGAAGTCGTCCCAGACGTGCCGGAGGGCCTCGGGGAAGGGCGGCAGCCGGGCGCCGGCAGCGCCCGCAGCGACGGCCTCGGCGAAGGCGATCAGCTCTCCGGCGAGGCCTTCATGAAATTTGCCCGGTCAGCGACGAAGACGCGGACCTGCTGCCGGAGCCAGCGCAGACGCTTGTAGAGCTTCTTGGCGTTCTCCTCCGAGAACTTCAGGACTTCGCCGTCGAGGACGATGCCGCTCCAGCCGACCGTGGCCCGGGCGAGGCGGCTGATCTCCTTGGCCTCCGCCAGTTCGGCCGTGATCGGCTGCCCGCCACGGAGGCTGCGGTTGACCAACTGGCGGTCGAACTTGACCAGCTCGTCGCTGTCGTCGCCGAGGAGCGTGATCGTGACGGCAGCCCCGTCCTCCTGAAGCACCGGCTGGCCATCGGGGCCGTGCACCGGCATCGCGACGCCTTCGTTGGCGACGTCGGCCGTGTCGAGAGAAGCGAGGTCCATGGGTTCTGTCCTTGGAAAAGGACGCCGGGGCGCGACCCCGACGTTGAAGTTGAAGGCGGGGATCAGGCGACGGCTTCGGACGGCTCTTCGAAGAAGACGTTCAGGCCCGCGTTAAAGGTGCGCTTGGTCACGTCGTTGGCGCCGCCGACGTTGTTGCGGGCGCTGAAGATCGGACCGCGACCGTAGAAGGTGGTCGGGGTGTCGTTGGCGTCGGCCTCGTCGGCCAGCACGATCTTGATCGCGTACTCGTACTTGGTGGCCGCGGCGGCCGCGAGGGCGATCTGGCCGGCGTCAAGCGGGTCGCGAGCGCACACGATCGGCAGCATGCCGTTATCCACGGCGCCCTTCAGGTGCTGGACGCTCGGGCCCTTCAGCGGCGTGAAGGTCACGTCCTGGGCCTGCGGACCGAACTCGCCGATGCTCTCGACGCTGCCGATCTCGACGTAGGTCAGACCCTCGAGAGTCGCCTGATCAGTCGCGGCGGTGACCGGGCCGATGAAGACCGACGACCCTTCGGAAGTACCAATGGCCATTGCGGCCTCCTGTGATGTTGGTTCCGCAGCCCACGCGGCAGGAGAGGGCGGCCTGGCGCCTTAGGAGGCAGTCCAGGGAATGGTGACCGGCGTCTCGGTCCAGGCGTCGCCCTGCAGGGGGCTGGCGTGCCAAGGCTCGCCGACCTTCACCCGGGCCGAGCCTTCGATGAGGACGAGTGCCTTCGGGAAGTGGGCCTTGACCGCGTCGACCGCGGCGCTGGCCTGCACGATGCCCTTGCCCTTGGGCCAGACGACGGTGACCTGCAGCAGGCCCTGATCGATCCGTCCGGTCTTCAGGCCCGACCAGAACGGTGCGTTCGGGAAGTGGTCGACCCGGAAGTACGGCTTGCCTGTCTCGGGCGTGAAGGCGACGTCCGGCATGGCCTTCTTCATCACCGGCGAGCCGTAGGTGAGGCTGTCCGCCCGGGCGAGCAGGGCCTTGGCCACTTCAGCCGCTGTCGCCATGCTCAGCCTCCGGTGCGGGCTTTCACCTCGTCGCAGACAGACGAGACGATCTGAGGCCAGCGCTGCGCCGCCAGAGCGACCCATCGGTCACCGGGCTGGCCCCGGGCGCCGTACTCGCGCGGGCGGGCATAGTTGGCCGTGTAGACGAAGGTCAGCGGCTGGGTGATCTCGGCCCCGGCGATCACCAGGCTGATCTGGCCAGCGTCGTAGCTGAAGGCCGCGGGGCCGTCGGGCTTCTCTCGCGTCGCCGGCAGGGCGACAGAGGTGGTCCCGATGAGCGAAGCCCTTAGAAAGCCGGTGTTGACCCGGAGATTGCCGCCGAGGCCCCGAGGGGTCTGCATCACCTCAACGACGCGCTGGGCGCTCTCCTTGTGGACCGCCTCCCTCCGCTCCTTCGTCTTCGCCACGAAGGCGCTGATCTGGGCGGAGAAGGAGCCTTGGGCCATAGTGGCTAGGCGTCGGCGCGGGCGAACCGCTCCCGCATCTCCGACTGATGCAGGTCGACTGCGGCCGACTTGACTGCGGCTTCGGCCTCCTGAACCGCATTGAGCGCGGCGGTGTAGTTGGGATGGGCGGGGAGGGCCTCGATGCGATGCGCGAGGCTGTTCAGGTCGTTCGCGATGATCGCGGCGAGGGATTGGTGGTGCACGTTCTGGCTCCTGATCAGCGGAGGTTGGCGAGGAAGTCGATCCGGGTCTCGCAGACACACCGGCAGCCGATGGTCTCCGAGGCCGGGGCTCCGAGGCTCGTGTCGCCGGGGAAGAGCATCCGGGCGCCGGAGGGGCTGACGAAGGCCTCGGCCAGCTTCACGCTGTCGCCGTTCAGGCCCCGATGAGTGTGGCGGACCCTCAGGTCCCCGGCCGAGCGCCAGACCCGGCGGACGGCCGACTCCGCGATCTTGCCCGACGCGACTGCCTGCCGGATGGCCTCGTAGGCGGCCCGGTTCAGCGAGGTCAGGGCTTCGGTCCGGCCGATCATCTCGCCCCGGAGCTGGAGAAGGCGGCGCTCGTAGGCGGTGATGGCCTTGGCGGCGATCTCGGCCGGGACCGGCTTCTCCTCGCGGATGGCCTTGGTCACCGACCGGTCGAAGCGCTTATCCCGGCGGCCGCGGGTCAGGTACTGGCGCATCAGGGCAGGGTCGCCGGAGGCCAGTTCGTCCCGGGCGTTGCGGGCATATCCCTCCTGCGCCTGTGTCAGGCCGAGGATGCCGCCCTCGCGTCGCCCCGTCGCCCGGTTCACCCGGCCGACGATGTCCAGCGCGGCCGAGCGCGGGTTCCGGCCGGTCTCCATGCTGGCCAGCAGGGACATGCGGACCGCAGCGCGCTGATCCTCGGTGATGCGGGTCACCAGCCTGGCCGAGTGGTCGCGGAGCCAAGCCTCCGCCTCCGGGTTCCGGCCGTCGAAGCGGACCGTCAGCGCGGTTCCGTCGGGAAGCCGGCGGGGAAGAGCCTCGGCCGCCTTCCTGCCGCCCTCGGCATGCGCGTCCCGGATCCGGTCGAGCATCTCGTCGTAGGCGGCCGGATCGATGTCCAGCGTCTCCAGCGCGCCTTCGATGTCACGCGCCTCGATGCGGGCGACGAGCCGCTGAAGCTGGACGGCGGACCGGATGTCCTCGACGGCCCGGAGGAAGGCGTCGGCGACCAACCGGCCATAGCGATCCTGCAGGTCGTTGAAGACCTGCTGGAACGCCCCGGTTCTGGCCATGTCAGCCCTCCGAACAGAACGGCCCGGCGGATGAGGCCGGGCCGCTTTCATTCTTCATGCGGATACGGCGACTAGGCCGCGATCAGCCCCGCTCCGACGGCGCCGGAACTCGCGAGCTGATGGCGGGCGAAGTGGCGCTGTTCGCGACGGGCCTGGAACGAGATCACCTGCGCACGCTGGACCTGCGTCAGCCGCTGGGCGGAAGGCTCCGGGGCGACGACGTCGAGCGTCGCGGGGAAGGCGATGTCGTACATCTCCCGCAGCGCCGAGCCGGCGGCCGAGAAGATGGAGGTGGTGGCCGAAGCGACGGCCGAGCAGGCGTAGATGATGGCGCAGCCGATCAGGCTGAACACCGACAGCAGTCGGGTCATGATGGTCTCCCATGGGTGTGAAGCCGCTCTGAGGCGAACGGCAGTCCTTCGGGTCAGGCCCGAACTTGTCCGAGGTCAGTCCTCGATGATCGCCCTGGTGTGCACGCCCGCGGCGGCCATGTGGTCGAGATAGGCGTCCAGATGGGCGTGGGCCGCAGCCCGGATCGCTTCCTGATCGGCCTCAGGAGCCCCGCGCATCGCGCTGCCGGTGATCGCCTTGCCCTGCGAGATGATGTCCTGCAGCGACGCCGTGGCCAGCACCAGCGCTTCCTTGCGGTCGGTCATCGACGAGCCTGCACCCAGTAGAAGACGGGCACGCCGGCCGGGGAAAGCGGGTCGACGGCGATGACACTGTAGGCCTGACCGGCGGCGTCCAGCAACTGATGCTCCGTGGAGGGCTCGACCGGAAGGCCCTTGGCCGCGACGAGGATGCGCTTGTCCGTGGCAAGGATCCGGGTGCCGTCGACGTCGCTCTTCTCGAACTCCAGCACGGCCATGACGGCGTCGTGGTCGGTGATCGTCGGCTCGCCCGGGTCGTAGGATGGGCCAGAGCCGGGCGTCTCGACCCGGAGCTTGCCGGTCTGGCCAAACTTCTGGATCAGGCGCTCGGCGGTGGCCGCGGCGCGGGTGTAGTCGAAGCCGGTCATCAGACGGCGAAGATGGCGGTCTCGGGCCGCCGGAACAGCGGCGAGAGCAGGCCTTCCACCACGGCGAGACGAATGGTGGCGTCGGCGAGCACGTCGCCGGAGGAAGTCGCATACTCAACCTCGAGCGGACCGACCTTCTCGCGCTTCACGGCCGCAGCGCCGGAGGTGGCGGCGGACAGACCCCCTGGGTTCTCCGCCTCATACAGCGCAGCCGCATAGCTGGCCTGCACGACGGCGGTGGGAATGGTGTCGGAGGCGATCTCCGAGCCGTAGGCGGTGGCGCCGGTGCGCGGCCATGCGCGCTCCTGGGCGACGCCATCGGTCGGAACCCCGAGGAAGCGGGAGCCATAGACGCCGTCGACATAGGCGCTCCCGCGTTGGCGCAGCACGGCGGACGACAGCGATCCGTCGGGCAGGGCGTGACCGTTGTCGGCCAGCCATGCCGCGAAGCCGCTGTCGTCGCCGTAGCCGGCCATGGTCAGGCGGCCTTCGCTTCGCGGGCCAGTTCGATGGCCGCGACGATGTCGGCCTTCTTGGTGGCGTCGCCGAGGTCGATCTCTTCCGCCTCAGCCACCGCCTTCAGCTCGTTGACGGTCATGTCGCCGAGCTCCTTGGGGCCGTCGTCATCGTCGTCGACCGCCTTCGGTCGGCTGAACCAGCCGGTGCGCTTGGCCGACTTGGCCTCGGCCTCACTGATCTCGACGTCGACCGTCTTGCCCGGCTCGACGTAGACGAGGCCGTTGACGGTGTTCAGGCCCTTGGGGCCCGAGGTGTGGTTCGTGAACTTCATCGGTTCTGTTCCCTGAATGAGGTTCGGCCCCCGCCATGAGGCAGGGGCCGGGTTCCTCAGATGCCGTCGCGGTAGGTCATGGCCTTCGGCAGGCGGACCTCGGTCCCGCCGACGTTCATGATGCCGCCGACCTCGTAGGTCATGGACGACTTCTGGAACGGCGGCAGGAACTCGTGATCGCCCGGCAGGTGGAACTGGGCGACCTCCGGCGAGGCGTCGTAGGCGATCATGCGATCGGTGTCCGACGCGCCGGCGCCCGCGAGTTCACGGATCGGCACGAAGTTGATGTTCTCGCCGCCGTCCCGGTTGCCCCGGATGTAGGCGAGGATCGTCGTGCCGGTGTCCGACATGCGGGTCTGCTCGATGTAGCGGAGCTTCTGCGTCGGCAGGCCCACGGTCGTCGCCGTGTGGGTTTCCCCGGTCTGGGTCTCGACCGCGTTCACGGCGGCCCAGATGTCGCGGCTGATCTGGTCCGGCGTCTTGGTCGCCCAGGTCGTGGCCGAGCCGGTGCCGTCGGCCGCCACGTTCGCGGCGGGGACGTTGGCGTCGTTGATCAGGCCGGTCCAGCCCTTCTCCGAAGCCGCGGTGCCGGGCGCGCGGCCCGTCATGGCAACCGACCGCTTGAAGAACTGCGCCGCCTTGCGGGCCGCGGCAGCCTTGTCGGCGGACAGCGAGCGGCCGAGCTTCGCGGCGCGCTGCAGCTCCTGCGTCGACCACTCGTACCCGATGCCGGCCAGGTAGAAGCCGCGGCTCGACTGGTTCATCAGCGTGGAGGCGTAGGGCATATCGAAGCCCTTGCCGCTCAGGAACTCGGCCTTGCCGGCCTCGTCCATGCTGTAGAACACGGTCCCGACGTCCCACATGTCGCCGTCCGTGTTGATCGGGATGAGCCCGGTCAGGTCGGCGTTCGGATAGCGGCGCAGGTAGACCTGCGTCTCGATCCGGTAGAGCTGCGGGGTCAGGAAGGCGCGGCCGACCTGGGCGTCCACGAAGAACTCGTTGGCCTTGTCGCCGAAGGTGGCGGCGAGGGCGGCGTCGTATGCAGCCCAGCGCTGGAAGGCGAGCTCGCGCTGGCTGGCGTCAGCCGCGAGGAAGGACCCGACGTCGGTGAACAGGCCACCGGTCGCGTCAGCGAGATTGATGATCATGTCCGGTGCCCCTTAGCGCTTGGCGATGCGGGCGAGGCCCGTCGCGGAGGTGGTGTCGTCGAAGACCCAGCCGTTGGTCCCGATGTGGGTGGCGTCGGCAGCGGTGTCGCCGATGGCGTCCGCCGCGCCCGCGCCGGTGCCGACCGTGACGGCAGCGCCGTCCGCGTTCGCGCCGGTGGCGGTGACCCAGATCACGCCCTGGGTCAGGATCGCGACGTCGTCGTACTGCTGGTACTTGTCCGCCGTCTGGCCGGCGAGCAGGCCGAGCGCCTCGTGGGCGATGGTCCAGCCCAGGAAGGTGTCGGCGGTGCCCACGGTGGCGGTGCAGCCGTGATCGCCCGAGCCCCGGTAGACCGGGACCCCGAAGCCGATGCCGGCGGCATCCTCGCAGGTGCGCGAGATGCGGTTGGAGGTTTCGCCGTTGGCGATCATGCCCGCGTAGCCCGCGGCCAGGTTCTCGGCGTAGGTGTCCTGAAGAACAGCCATTGTCTGGGCTCCCTTAGTTCAGGCTGGCGAGACGCGCGGCGTCCCGGATGGAGGCGACGGGGGCGACCGACGTGTTCGCGTCGGCGATGGTCGAGCGCAGCGGATCGGCCGGCTTCAGGTCGGCCGTCTTCAGGTCGAAGGCGGCGTCGACGTAGGCGTCCGACTTGTCCTTGGCCCCGTCGCCCAGGACGGCGCGCTTGATCTCGGCGTTGGTCTTGCCGTCGACCACGACCTTGGCGTCCAGCGCCCTGGCCTTGGCGACGATGCTGGCGCGTTCGGCGACCAGAGCGTCGAGGGCGGCGCCGTCAATGACCTTGGCCTTCAGGTCCGCGATCTCCGCGTCCTTCTTCGCCAGCTCGGCGTCCTTGGCGGCGAGAGCGGCGTCGTGGGTGGTCTTGGCGGTCGCCAGAGCGGCGTCCGCGGTGGAGAGCAGGCCGCGCAGCTTCTCGATAGCCGCGATGCCCGCGTCCGTGGTTTCGACCGGGAGGCCGTCCACGGTGATGGTCTTGAGCGTCATGTGACGGTCTCCATGGTGAAGGGGCGCAGGGTCTTGGCCGGTCTCGGGAGCGCCCTGGTCTCCGACACGGCAATGGGGGCCGGCGCGGCCTTTCGGCACGAGCGCCAGATGGTTGATCCGGATGTCCCGCTGGACCGCCTGATAGGACTCGCCTTCCGGCGTCACCCCGTCCTCGAAGGCGAGGTCGCAGACGTAGCCCATGCTGATCTCGCGGGTGCCGTCCTGCACGGCCTTGATCGCCGCGGCGTCCATGAGAGCCAGCGGGACCTTCACGAAACCGCCGTCCCGGACGACGTCGCCGCCGACGATGCCGACGGCCAGCTTCTTCCAGCTGTCAGCCGTCACGGCCTCGGCCGGGTGGTTGATGGTCACCGGCTTGAAGCCATAGCTGGCGAGGCTGTCGGCCGCGAAGACGCTCTCCGGCGGCCGGTAGACGTTGACGACAGCCAGATCCGGCCGGCCCACCTCGCGCCCGGCGTACTGCTGGATGCCGGTGCGGGCGGCGCGGACCTCGGCGACGGCGTATCCGTCCCGGGTCAGGCGCACGCCTGCGATCGGCGCGGCGTCCGTGAACTGCATGGCGATGTCCTCGGGTTCAGGCTTCGCGGAGCTTGCCGGTCCAGTCCTCGTCGATCTCCTCGAAGATCTCCGGGCCGAACACGAGCTTGCCGCGGTACGGCTCAACCTTGCTCAGGTCGATGTCGCCGCCGGCGTAGGTGATGGTGACGTGTGGCTGGTACTCGGGGAAGTCCCACGAGGCCCCGGCGTCCCGGCGGATCGCCTCATGCCGCCAAGACAGCTCGGACGAGTTGAACAGCAGGACGACCGCGCCCTTGTCGCCGAGCTTCTCGACCAGCCGGGCGCCGCCGGGGTTCACGGTCAGCTTGCCGTCCCTGTCGCCGGTCCAGGCCTCGCCCGCCTTCATCCAGTCGACCGGCGCGCGGCTGAAGGCGACGGTGACGTGCAGGTCCTCGGCCGGGGTGGTGGTCGCGAAGCCCTGCGCCTTGGCCCACTCGATGAATTCGGCGGCGTTCAGGAGCTTGCGCTGGACGTAGAGGGTCCGGGGCGCGGCGTCGTTGGCGGCGAGTTCCTCTGCCGGCGGGGTGAGGGCGGCCTGGGCGTCCTTATCCTCGCCGTCCTGCTCCGAGAGCTTGCCGTACTCCTCGATGGCCGCCTCCAGCCCGGGCAGGTGGCCGTCTTCGATCATGGCGTTGACCAGACCGTCGGACAGCGCCTCCAGCGGCATCAGGGGCGGCGACATGCCGCCGGTGCCCGCGATGGCCCGAGCCCCGTCGGCCTTCGTCTTGAAGATGTCGGCCTTCTCCTTCTCGCTGATCTGCCACAGCGGGGCGAAGGCGAAGTGCACCTCAGGCGGGCGGGCGCCCAGCGCTGAGCGGATCAGGACCTCGTCGACGCGTTCCAGCCGCGGCCTGACGTAGACCTCCTGCTCGGCGGCGAGCCGGTCGTAATAGTTCCGGAGGTCGCTCTCCCCGGTGGCGTTCAGACCATCCGGGGACTGGCCCAGGAGCCGGGTGGCCGGGATGTCCGCGGCGCCGGCGGCGATTTGCAGGTAGAGCCGCAGCACCTCGGGCAGCTGGGTGAAGCTGATCTGCTTCTGGTTCCACTCCTCGGCCGCGTCCATGACGAGCGCGTTCGAGATCGACTTCGCCTGGTTGGCCAGCGCGATCCGCTCCAGCACCTTCGTCCGGTACGCCTCGTCCCCGACGTTCGCCATGAAATCCGGGATCTTGAAGACGTCGACCTTGGCTTCCTGCAGGAGCTGGGCGATCCCGCCGGCGGCGAGGCCCGCGTTCTTCACCGCGTCGTCGATCGCCTGCAGGACAGACTCGCCCCAGCCTTGGCCGACGGTCAGGTCCGGAACGTCGGCTCCGATGAACGGGATGACCCGAGACGGGTGCAGCGTGAGCGTGCCGCCCATGGTGTAGCTGACCGGCTCGCCCCAGCGCGGGGAGGCTGGGTCGCGCTCAAGCTGGCCGGCGGCGATCTCGTAGCGGCTGGCGACGTGGATGAACTCCAGCCTGCCCTCGCTCACGCTCTCCGGCCGGAGCGGCTGCGACGGGTCCGTGTCGCCGGTGCCGAGGATCAGGGCCGAGCCGCCGTAGAGCCGGGCCAGCTTGATCGCGCGAGCCAGCTTCGGCCAGAGCTGGAGCCTGGCCTCTTCGGCCTCGAGCTTCTCGATCTCGTCCGGGCCGGCCTGCCAGTTCCGCCGCTCCCGGACCATGTCGAAGGCGGGGATGTCGATCACCTTCCGGGCAATCCAGTCGCCGCGATAGGCCGCGAGGGCCTGCGCCGGGTCGAGTTCGTTGACGTACCAGGCCGCGGCCGAGGACTTGTCCTTCGCCGTCCCCATGGAGGTGACGAGGTTCACGAGGCGGTCGCGGACGCCGAGGAACATCAGACGTTGTCCAGCGAGTAGGCCGGCTTCGTGTCCACGAAGGTCAGCATCAGCGCGTCGGCGTAGTCAGGGGAGGCGATGCCGCGACGGGCGAGGGCTTTCTTCTGCTCGATCACGATCTTGCCCTTCTCGTTCTTCTCCCACTTCACCAGCGAGAGCTGGAGGCAGAGGGTGTCGCTGTCCTTGTCGCCGGAGGGCAGGGCCAGCAGGTCGCTGACCGAATGCTCGACGCCGCCGGGACGGCCTTCAATGAAGGCGACGTGCTCATGCGTGCGCTGGAGCGCGGTGCGGCAGAGCCACCAGACCTCGGCCTTGGAGTTGCCGAACATCTCCTCGGAGGTCCGTCCGTCAGGCCAGCGGCGCTCTGTCGGCGGAAGCCCGGTGTTCACGGCCGAGACCGTCAGGCCCGCCACCTGATTGTGCTTCAGGGTCGAGGCGACGCCGGCGCCAACTCCGGGGGCGTCGAAGTTCAGGAAGGCCGCCCCGTCCGCCTTGGCGATCGCGAGACCCCAGTGCGCCGTCTCCGTCGTGTCAGGGTCCCCGCGAGACTGCGGCTTGGCCACGACGGGCCCGCGCCGGGTGACCGCCACCGACTTGGACTTGCCCGCGCCGACGTCGAGGCCGGTGACGCCCTGGTTCGACGGCGAGAGCCGCGGCTCCAGCGCCGCGAGCCGCTTCGCGCTCTCCACCCAGATGGCCGGGATGCAGATGCCCTCGACCGAGGCCGAGTAGTCGATGTCGTACTCCGAGGCCCAGGTCGTCGGGTCGGAGAAGCTCGCCTGCTTGGCGTCCGCCCACTCCTGCGTCTTCCGCGGGTCGTCGCGCCAGTGCAGGCGGAAGATCTGGCGCGGCTTCAGGATCGAGTGCCGCTTCCTCGCGAACAGGTTCCCCATCCCGTTGACGGAGGAGACCCAGATCACGACGTCGGTGTTGCCGGACAGCGCCTTCTCGACCGTCTCGGCGTTGGGGACGAAGGCCGCCTCGTCGACCACGTAGAGCGAGGAACGGCCGCCCCGGCCCATGTCCTCGCCGCCTTCGCCGGAGATCACCGCCCCGGTCGCCGGGTTCGAGATCCGCATGTAGTTGTCGTGCTGCGTCCAGACGAAGCCCTCAGGGAGCATCTGGGGCGGCAGGCGCCGGAGCATGATCCGCAGCTTCGCGAAGATGCTGTCCGGATTGTCCTTCTTGTCGACGTAGTCGACCTTGCGGGAGCCGAAGGTCGTCTTGAACCCGGGGACGAAGAGCCAAGCCCACAGGGCGAAGCCGGCGCATAGGTAGGTGACGCCGGTGTCCCGCGACTTCTCGCAGAGGCCCTCCTCGTTTCCGTCCACCCGCGCCTTCAGCCAGGTGATGAACTCCCGCTGCTTCGGCCAGAGCTTGAACGGGACGTAGGCGCCGCCCGGCTTTCCGACGAGGCGAGGGTCATAGGTCCAGACGTGGCGATCGAACCAGTAGAGCGGATCGGCCGCGCACTTCGCGATCTCAGCCTTCCAGCCGCCGGCCTCGGCTTCGATGCGCTCCCGCTCCGCCTTCTCCCGCTTCAGCCGCGCCCGCTGTTCGAGGAGGGCGAGGTACTCACGCTTCGCTGGCAGGCTCAGGTTCGCCGTCGCCGGCTTCAAGCGCGGCGATGCGAGCATCGATCTCTTCCTCTGTCAGGTTGGCGTACTCGATGGGCCCGCCGTTCCGCCCGGTGTGCTCCCGCTTGTCGACGATCAGGCCGTTCAGCTTGGCCACGTCCATGAGGGTCTGACGGGCGACGCCCAGCTTGTTGGCCTCGGCCGTCCGCTCGCACTTCTCGGCGATCTTCAGCAGGCGTTCGGAGATGCTGGCGACGGTGATCTCGGCGCGGGTGGCGGCCTTCTCGAGGATCTCGGCGACCCGGCGCTCGACGCTTTCATTTGCTTTCAGGCGAGCCGCGTTCCCGCGGTTCTCCTCGTAGCCCGCGAGGACATAGGCAGCGTCGGCGGTTTCACCCTTGGCCAGGGCCTGGGCGAAGCGCTCGTGCTTGGGGTTGGAGAGAGCGGGCATGTCGCGTTTCTCGACTCCCGTTAACGATTGTGGCACGGTTCAATAGTTCCGAGCCGATCCGCCACTTCAGACGTGGCGGGCACCCGGTGACGACGAGAGCGTGCCGCGCGCTGAGCGAAGGACGATGCAGCCCGGAGGGCCAAGCGGAGTCTGAGGGCCGGAGGCCCTACCGCCTCACGTGTCGGGTCTGACACGCGCCGGAGGCTATTCTAGAACGCCCGAGGCAGCCGAACCGAAATCCGACGGGGAGCGGTCAAACACTCCGAGGTGGCCTGTCCTTCCAACCCCACCGGGTCGGAGGCGCCGAAGACCCGAGGGAACCCGGCCAATGCCGCAAGTTTTCTCGATCAAGGTGACGGTCAAGGCTGACGTCGCAGCAATCCTCTCGCGAGTGGCGCTGCTTCTGATGATCCTGACGACCTAACCAGGGGGCGGTTCCGGCAACGGGCCGCCCTTTGCTTTTCAACCCGCCAGCGCCAGCCTTCGCCGTAGCTCCGCACATGGGCGGCGGGGGTATGCGTATCGATCCGGCCGGGCGGTAGCCTGGTGGCCCCCTTAAGGAGACCGCCATGATCCGCTTCGCCTGCCCCGCTTGCCGCTGCTCGATCCTGCTCAAGCTTTTGACCACAGGAACGGTGGTTGGGTCGTCTCGCTGCTCGATGACATGTTCGGCGTCTGAAGCTCGAGCTGAGCTGTGGTGTCTGCTCGCCCGGACCCTCTGAGGCCATCAAAAAGGCCCCGGACGCAAGGTCTGGGGCCGTTCGGGCGCGAGTGCACCTATGGCTGGTGTCTGTGATTACCTGTCCGGTGTCAAGCGGCGGCTGGCTTCCCGCAACAGTACCGATGCTTTCTACCGCTTCCGCACTGACACTTCTCATTGGCGATCAGCCGCGCCTCTCGCCGGCGCAGCGTCTCTAAGACTTCCCACCCAATCTGGCGAATCGAGTAAGCCTCCGCTTGCTCTAGCGGCGTCTCGGTCTGGCCATCGCTGAACATCCAGCCCAGCGAGTTTCGGCGTGCCAGGTCATCGTAGGTCTCGTCGATCGTGCCATCGACGTGCGCTCCACCGTCTTGGTTCGCAGCGATCAATACGAGGTCACGCCGGCGCAACATCCTGTTTGAGCCGTCTTTTATGACCGGCTCATTCCACCAAGCATCAAATGCCAGCTCACGGGGGGCGAGAGGGCCGCCGCCCGGCGTCTGGCAGAGCGCCACGTAGCCGTTCCTGCCGGATCCCCCAACGATCCCGATGAGGCCGTGGTGGCTCATGAGGTTTCCATCGTCGTAGGGGAACCCTGAGCTCACAAACTGAATGCCCTTCTCACCGAGGTGCGTCAGTAGCGAGGTGGAAGAGCCGGTGTCGTGCACCACAGTACGAACCGCCGCGGCAATCCGCTTGAACTCCGCTGTTCGTCCCTCGTCGAAGCCAGAACACGAAGCTTCCAAGTATCCAACCTGCTCAGCGAGGTGCTCATGGAATCGGGCGGCGCTGACGCTCACGCGAGGGGGTGCCGGTTGCTTCTGTTTGGCCATGCCTACTCCAATCCGTAGGCGATAGCTGCACAGTCCAGCGCAACCATCAAGGCCTCCGATGTGCGCGCCCGCACTGATCCGCTGCTCGACAAACTAAGCAGGTTCGACCCCTTCCCCGCGATCTCCCGCAGGGCCCAGACCGCCCGGCCCTGCCGCTCGACGTCGCTCCGGCCGAGGGCACCGCGGAAGGACGGATCCTCCTCCTGGATCATGGCCTCAAGGTCTCGGACGAACAGCTCCCGCTCCGCCCGCTTCTCCGCGAACCCGTCGCCGCCCCGAACGATCTTCCGGCTCTGGTCGATCGGGGGAGGGGTCAGGCCCTTCTCCGGGTCGAGGAGCTCGTAGTCGGCGCGGTAGCGGAGGCCGGCCGCGTGGTGGGTGCTGGTGATGGAGCCGGCGGTGAGCAGGGTTTCCAGCCCATCACGGCTGGCCCGGGGGGCGCCGGCGGTGCCCGGCTGGCGGGAGACGCCGATGTCGAGGCCCCGGAGCGCCTCCAGCCCACGCAGCTCCTCAAGGTTCGCCTCGGCCTCGCGAGCTCGCAGGGTGGCGTCGATCTCCCGGTCAAGCGTCTCCAGCATGTGATGGCCCCAGCGGCGGGTGGCCAGGTCGTCCGAGGCTAGCTTCGCTTCCGCGTTCGCCAGCCGCAGGGCCTGGCCGTCAGTGAGCTGGACGCCGCGGATGGAGATCGGCGACCAGTTGTCGTTCGCCGTGGCGATGTTGTCGTTCGCCCCGACTACACGGGGTAGCGACGGCTTGGCGTACCGGGCCCGCTTCTGCTGGCGCTTCTTGGCGCGGTCGGTTTTGCTCATCGGGGGCGCTCCCAGAGGGTGAGGGGGACAGCATAGCCGGTCGTGAGGGTGTGGCGCGGATGGCCGTCCTTGGTGATGCCGAGGCAGTGCAGCGGGCGCCCCACGGCATCGCTGATCGCCGCGACAGTCCGCCAGCGCCCACGCAGATGAGACGGGACCTTGGCCGGCGGTCCCCAACAGGCGACGACGATGTCAGCGTCGGCCATGATCTGCCGCAGGTGGTCATCGTTCACGGGATCACGGCCGGTCTCCAGCCGGCGCAGGCCCTTGATGTCCGTTGAGACCAGGGCGAACAGGTTGCCCTTGATCAGCCGGCCCCAGCCGTGGCGCTCACCGAAGCCGATGTCCTTGCGGATGGTCTGGTCGTTCCGGTCGTCGTTGGCGATCGACGGATTCACGCCGATCATGGCAACCGTCGGCCCGGCCCGGCCGAGGTCGCGCTCCAGCCGGTAGCGGTAGAGGCCGCAGGGGGAGAAGACCGCGTTCATGCCGCCGCTCCTTCAACGTCGGGCCCGGGCGCCCGCTTCTCCGCCTCAATCGCGCGGCTCACCGCATCCGCCGCGTCCATCAGGGCGAACTTCAAGGCCGAGCCGGTCGGGGCCGAGGTGATGCGAGCGACGATCTGGCGCTGGATTTCGTGGAGGTCGGTCATCACAGCCCCCGAATGCGGGTCATGCGGCCGCAGTGGTCGCACTTCGTCCGGGACCGCTCGGCCCGTCGCTCGCTGGCCCGCTTCGCCGCCTGCTGCGTGGCGTGCATCCGCCGGTCCTCGCGGGCGAGCTGGACCAGCACCCACATCGGGTTGACCTTGCCCTTGCACCGGCCGCACGTCACATCGGCGTCCGCCTCGCTCACGGTGTAGGTGGCGAACAGGTGGTTGCAGGTTGGGGCGCCGGGCACCTCGTATGGCTCGACCAGCACGCGATCATCCGGAGCACGCTCTCGGAATTTCACTCCCAGCGGCCGGACGTTGTCGGGCATCTCCTCGCTCACGCCGCATCTCCTCTGGCGAACAGGTCAGGCTTGGGGTCGTTGGCGGCCGGAGGGGTGATCCCGAACTCGGCCAGGATCGCGGCCGGCGCTCGGCATCCGGGGCGGCCCGGCCGGGGACCGGCATCGTCCGACGGCCAGTAGCCGTTGCGCTTGAACTCCCGGAGCCAGCGGCGCCAGCGGTTGTCGGCAGCCGGGGCCGGACGGCCGGCCAGCGCTGCGGCGGCGGTCTTCGGGGCCTTGGCGATGTCTCCCCGGCACCACTTCCGCCAGGCGGCGGGCCAATCGGCGTAGCGGTGATCCTTCGCGATGCACTGGTCCCGGAAGTAGGTCGCGAACCGCCGAACGTCGAAGTTGGCTCCAACCTCACGTGCTTCGGCTTGCATCGCATCGATCAGTTCGTCCGTCGGGAAGCCATCGGGGATCGAGACCTTCGGCTTCCGGCGCCCCCCTTGGGGGGGAGGGGGGGATTTATCCTCTCCTCCTCCATCCTCCATCTGCGCGGCTTTTCCTGTACCGGTACGCGACTGCTCTGCGAGCGGTCTGGGCTCGCTCGTGGACAGCCCGACATATTCCCCAATCTTTTCAGTGAGCGGGTGAATAGCGTTCGGCTTTTGGGGGCGCTGGAACTTGCGGAAATCTTTGATCGCACCGAAACGCTTTCCGTCGACTTCATAGGCCTGCACCAGGTCAACCCCGGCGAGCTCATCGAGCAACGCGGTCGCGTCTGCGCCATCTCCGGGCAGGAGGCGCATCTTCAGTTGCAGCGGCTTCCACTCGAAAAGCCCTTGATCGTCGGCGTCGGTCCAGAGGCCGATGTAGAGGATGCGCGCGAGCGGGCTGCAGGAGACCCAGGACTCGTCGGTGAACAGGCTGGGGTGAACTGAGCGGATCCTAGCCACGGGCCCGCCCTCCGATGAAGTCGACCCAGTGGACGCGCGCGCCCTTTCGGCTGTTGCAGGTAGCGCAGATGACCTGACAGTTGCGTTCGATGTCCGCGCCGCCCACCGAGCGAGGCAGGATGTGGTCGAGGTGCCACTTTCCATGATCGTCCTGCGAGCCGCAGGTGACGCAGGAATAGGCCTGCTTCGCCAGCAGCCAATCGAGCTGATCCGGCGACCCCTTGATCCGTCGACGGGCAGCGTCGTCGATCTGGCTTATCGGCAGGCTGACGTCAGCAAACGCTTCGTCGGCACCGCCCGCCTCCGGCCCCCATCCTTTCCAGTAAACACGCTCGACCAGCCCCAACCTGACCAGCCGATCGACAGCCTCGACGACCTCCGCTTCCGACGCTTGGCAGAAGGACGCGAGCTCTCTGGTTTCGAACGCCGAGTAGGCCATTCCGTTGGGGGCGTCGTCGATGCGGGCGTGATGGACGATGAAGATCCACGCGAGCTTGCTGAGAGGGTCCCCGGTGTTGTCGCGTAGGGCGATGGGAAGGGCCTGGAAAGGCATCAGCGGCGCTCCGTGTTGGTGATGAGGTCGATCTCGGCCCGGTACTCCTGGGGCTCGGAACCCTCGGAGCCATGGCGGTTCTTGGCGATGATGACGTCCATGGCCGTGCGCAGCTCGGCGCAGCGCATCTCCCACTCGAAGTGGGCTCCGCTGATCCCGACCGGGTCAGGCTTCGGCTCGGACTTCTGGAGGTAGTAGACCTCGCGGAAGGGGAAGAGGACCGCGTCGGCGTCCTGTTCGATCGATCCAGACTCCCGCAGGTCAGACAGCTGCGGCCGCTTGTCGTCGCGGCTCTCGACGGAACGGTTGAGCTGGCTGAGCAGGATGATCGCGATCTTGGCCTCCCGAGCGAGGGTCTTCAGGGCGCCGGTCATCTCCGCGATGGCGCTGGCCTCATTCCGGCCCGCGAGGGCAGGGCGGCGCATGAGCTGCAGGTAGTCGATGCCGATGGCGGCCAAGTCGCCGCGACGCTTCATCGCCCAGACGGCGCGGCTCACGTCCTCGACGGAGACGCCGGCCCGGTCCCGGAGCCAGAGATTGCGCGGGATCCGGACCTTGGCCCGGTGCAGGGCCTGCAGGTCGAAGCTGGTGAGGGGCTGGACCTTGGCGATGTCGGAGAAGCTGACCGGAGCGTCGTCGTCGGCGGTCAGGCGGGACAGGGCCCGGTCGTTCAGCTGGTCCGTGTCCATCTCCAGCGAGAAGCCGGCGAACAGCTTGTTCGGGTTCAGCAAGGCGGCGCCGTAGAGCACGTTCCCCAGCAGGGCCGTCTTACCCATGCCGGGCCGGCCGGCGAGCACGATCACGCTCCCCGGCAGAAGGCCGCCGAGGCGCTTGTCAAAGCAGGAGAGGCCGGTCTGCACGCCCTTGGGCTTCCCAGTGGCGACCTCGACTTCGAGACGGTCCATGCGGGCCAGGGCGGCTTCGTGGGCGTTCTGGAAGAGGGTGTCCTCAAGGGGCGGAGCCTCGCTCGGCTTCTTCAAGGGCCGCGCGCGTCTGGGCGACCGCGTCATAACCGGTGCCGTCTGGGGAACGGGCGCGCTGGATCGCCTCTTGGCCGAGGACGATGAGACGGCGGCGAACCGCGGCGTCCGCGACCTGCAGGGCGAGCTCCGGCGCCAGCTTCGGGTTCGGAGCCTTCTCGATGAGGTCGTAGAGGGCCGGCTGCCCCCCGAAGCTGGAATACGCCGGGTCGCTCGTCAGTCGGCCGTGCAGGACCGAAGGGTCGCAGGGCTCGCCAGACGCGATCAGGGCGTAGAGCCGCCCGTGGAAGGGCTCAGCGAAGTCATCGGCCGTCACCCTATCCGCGACCGTGCGCAGGGCCTCAGGCGCGAACAGAAGCGCCCCCAGCAGGCCGAGTTCGGCCTCCAGGTTCATCGGGACGGATGGGGCCTCTTCCATGTCCCGCGGGTCGCCGTCGAACATCAGCCCTTCTCCGTGTCGAAGAGGGGGCCGCACTTGATCGCTTCCACGCGCGCCACGGCCGCGTCGGCGAACCGGCGCAGCTGCTCCGCCGCGGCCGGGTAGCGCTTGGCCCTGGCGTTCGCCTCCCGGCGCATCATCCGGGCGTAGTGGAGCTCCATGTCGATGATGTCGGCGCGGTTCACAGCTGGCCCTCGCGCTTAAGGCAGAAAACGCTGATCCTCGGGCGGATGATCCCCGACGAGGCAATGCGCTGGATGCTCTTGGAATTCTCGACCTTCACCCGCTCGGAATGGTTCGATTTCGTTTCCACTCTGGTCGGGACAATCGCCCTCTGCGTCGCGCTCGGAATTGCATTAGTCGAACACCAGCGGGCCGTCCGGGCGGACGAGAAGCGCCTGAGCGACTTTCGCCGCTCCGTTCGCGCGCTGGTGAACGACCTGGACGCGGTGGGGCAGCGGATCTCCGACCGCTTCGATGCCGGTGAGGACGTCTCTTTCGCTTGGGAGGAGTGGTGCCACCTTGCTTCTGACGTGCGCCGTGCATTGGAGGCCTTGCTGCCCTCGGCGCCACCTCTGCCGAGCGAAATTGTAGCGGTCTCTGCCATGATCCGGCGGCTGGAACAGTCCGAACGCTTTCGGGAGCTGGCGTGGAACCCGCAGCCGCGTCGGGACCACGCCCGCGCGGTCCGCGATGACTTGGCTCGACAGATCGACAAGATTGGCCGGTAGGGGTCAGACATCGTCGCCCCCGTCGTTCGCCGGCTTCGCGAAGAGCCGCGCGGCCTCGGCCAGCATGACCTTCCTCGGCAGGATGTTCTTCCCGGCCTCGTAGGCTTCGCGGGAGAGGATGGAGGCGGCCGAGGGCTCGCCGTGCAAGCGGACCAGGTTGGCCCGGATCGACGCGGCGAGGCACTCCGAGAAGTCGGCGTGGTCGTTTGCCGGCAGGGTGCCGATCTCCGAGAGGATCAGGCTGTCGGCGCGGGCCTGCAGGGCCTTCTGGCGGGCGGTGCGCTCTTCACGGGCGTCGGCGCGCTCCCGGCGGCGGTCGATGCGGCCGATGATGAGGGACTCCTGACGGCTCACGCGGCGGCCTCCGCACGGCGGGCGACTTCGGCGGCGACGATGTCGAGGGCCTGGGCGAACGAAGCATCCGAGAGGGCGGCCAGACGCGCCGGAAAACCGGCCAACGGCGAGCTCACGATCTCGATGGAGCGAGCCTGTCCCTTGAGCCGCCGGATATGCCCGCGCTCTTCGAGGCCCTGCATCAGGGCGAACACGCGGCTCTTGCTGGACAGTTCGAGCGCGGCTTCGATCTCGGAGTAGCTCGGCGAGGCTCCGCCGTTCTCCTCGATGTACCGCTCGATGAAGCGCAGGCAGGCGCTTTGCTGGTGCGTCAGGCCGCTCATGCCACCCATCCGTCGTTGTCGTTCATGTGAGCCCGGCTGACGCGCTGGAGCGCAGCCTGGGCGGCCGCTTGGGCGCCGTTCATCCCGGCGACGTCTCGGATCGCCCGGAGGGAGCCTTCGATCTTGGCCGTCTCGATACGGATCAGGTCGGCTTTCTGGGCGGCGAGGCGGAGCTCGAGCGAGGCCGAGCGCTCCTCCCGGATCGCCTGTATGGCGGCGTCAGGCATTGGTCCGCTCCCTCGTCTTGGCCGGGGCGGGCGCGTGCAGTTCCTCGTCGTAGGAGGTTTCCTGCTTCAGCCAGTCTTGGATGTTGCGGCGCTGGACCTTGCGGAAGATGAAGTGCGGGTAGAACCCGGTGCCATCCACATCAACGCCGAACAGGCCTTCGATATGAGGATGCGGGGCGATTGCCCGCACTATGAAGCGGGTCCCTTCGTCGAAGTCCGCTCCATCCGCTGTGGGGAGGAACAGCGAGAGCCAGAGGTTATAAGATCGGCCCAGATCTCCGCCGTCATCGTCCACCGCCACCACTTCATCACCCGGCTGGAAGTCACACATTGGCGAACCTCCGGAGGCTCCGCTCGTAGGCCTTCGGGTCCGGCGCGCCCTTCAGGACGGACCGGGAGACGGCGCGGGCGGCGTGCGCGGGGCAGTAGGTCGGCACGGCCCGGTTCGCGTCCTCAGGGACCGGCTGGCCGCAGCAGAGTTGGTCAGCCGGCCGGACCGGATCCCCGACGGGCCAGGAGCACTGGAAGGCGCGGCGGTTGATCAGCAGGATCGCGTCGTCGTTCGCCGGAGCCGCGAAGGCCGAGACCAGCTTGCGGCCAGCGGCGGCCGAAGCCTCCGAGCGCTTCTGCGCCTCCGCCGGGGTGATCGACGGGACGTAGCCGGAGCCGAAGACGTCGGCCGGCTTCAGGTGCGGAGCGGGCTTCGGGGGGCGACCCTTCCGAGCGTTGATGGCGCCAGCCTGCCTGGAGGACCGGACCTCAGGCGCGCCCACCCGCCGGGCATTCGGCAGGTAGGTGATGAAGTTCTCAGGCGCGCTTCGCTGCGCGAGACCCAGCCGGTTCGCCTTCCCGATCACGGCCGCTCTGGTCAGGCCGCCGCCGAGGATGTCGGCGATCTCGGTGCCAGACTTCCCCTCGGCCCAGAGCTTCTTCAGCTTCTCGACCTGCTTCTCCGGCCAAGGCTTGTTGTTCCCGTGCGCCGTCATGACGCCCTCCTGATCGGTTCGATGATCACGTCGACCCCGGGCGTCTCGGCGTAGCGCTTGGCTGCGGAGAGGCGGACGATCAGCGCGTCGTCCCGGAAGGCGACCTTGTTGCAGCCGTCGAGGACGGCCTTCACGACGTTGTCGAGGTCGGGGAGCTTCGTCGGGGCGATGGCCCCGTCGAGCATGGCGGCCCGCTTCTTGGCGCTGTGCGAGGCTGCCGGGACCATGCGGACCGCGACCCGCACGCTCAGCGGCTCGTCGAGCGGTGGCCGGCCGGCGAGGGCGTGGACCGCCGCCAGCTTGACCAGGTTCTCGTAGGTCGCCGTCTTGGCGTCGGTGAACATGCGCGCATGGCCGCCGATGGTGGTGGCGCGGGGCCGGCCCTTACCGCGAGGGTCGCCCGGGATCGTAAAGGCCAGCCCCTCCATCACGCGGCTTCCGGCTGGTCGACCGGGGCGGCGTCGTTGGCGACGTCCTCGATGTCGAGCTGGTCATCGTCGGGCTCGCCGGCGGCTGCGGCCGTCGCCTTTGCCTTCTCCATGCGGGTGGCGAACGCGCGCCGGACCGTGGCCTGGCCCTCCTCGTGACCCTCGCCATAGGACTGGATGCAGTCGGTCGGGCACTCCTTCGGAGCCTCGTTCGCCCAGCCGCGGCCGGCGACGCCGTCCTTGAAGCCGATGTTGCGCCACTTCAGCTGCTCCCGGACAGGATCCGGCGTGGCGTCGGTGCCGTAGAGCTCCAGCTGGGCGCCGATGGGGTGGCGCTGCGCCTCCGCGTACCAGTCGCGCTCGGCGTAGAACTTCTTGACCTCTTCCGGGGTCCATTCGAGCAGCCGGACCTGCTCGTCCAGCACGCCGAGGGTGACGCCCTTCTGCTTCAGGCCCTTCCGGAAGGCGCTGATTTCGGCATTGAGCTTCCGGCGCCGCTCGTTGAAGGCCACCATCTCGTTGACGGCCATCCGGACCTCGTCGTGCGACGGGAAGCCGTTCGTCGGCTCGTTGGGGATGCTCCCGATGGTCCCCTGTTCGGCGGGATACTCGTCATCGGCGGGCGGCGGGTTCTTCGGTTCCTTGGCCATCTGGCCCTCCTTCGCGACCGCTCGACGGGGCGGTCAGTCCCGTTCGGTCAGGCGGACTCCGGCGCGCGCGCCGGAGTCCGCTTCGGTTCTTCGAAGTCAGTGCGTTTCGCCGCGAGATCCTCGACCCAGCCGCTCAGGCCGCGTGGGTGGATCTTGCGGAACATCAGGACGTTCATCCCGCCCGTCGGGCCAAGGTCCCAGTTGTGGAGCTGGAGGCCGATCTCAGGCCCGTCCATCGAACGGCCTATCGCGGTGATGGTCCCGATGTGGCCGATGGGAGGAAGGCCCGGATCGCCACCGTCCTCCATGTATTGGAAGAGCACCACCTCATCGCCCGGCTTGAAATCGCACATCACGCAGCCCTCAGCGGGGAAGGGCTGGCGGCGTCGATCGCCCGGCGCGCGGCCTTCAGACGGTCGAGCGCGGCTTCTGCGTCCCGCTCAGCGGCGGCGATGGCGTCGATCTCGCGCGGGGTGAGCTGGCCGTCCGACAGGGCCCGGCGGATCAGGGCCTGGGCCTCGAGGGTCTGTTCCGACAGTTCGCAGGCCAGATCGGCCAGGTTGCCGGCCGGGACCGGGAACATGCGGCGCTCGGCGATGGCGCCGGAGTAGATCGGGCCCTGTTGGGCGTACTCCTCGAGCGCGTCGATGATGTCCGCCGGCATGGTCGAGGGGTCGTGGGCGGTCTGGTAACCGGACAGGGCGGACTTCTTCACCCGACAGGCGCTGGCCGCCTCTTCCAGCCCGCCGCAGGCTTCGATCAGTTCCCGGGCCAGACGGGCATGTTCGCGGGGGCTGAGCTTCTTGTTCACTGGATGTCTCGTGGTGCTTTCCGGATGACCGCCGTCTGTCGGCGGCCGTACAGGTCAGGCGGGTTGTTCGGAGGTGGCGGGGTGTTCGTCGTTGGCGGCGTGCAGATGTGGTTCGGGACGCTCCCGGAGGGGGAGGCGGCAGCCTGGGGTCCACTGCGCCCGGTCCAGATGCTTTGCGGCTTGCGCTTGGGCGGAGCGGACGCCGCGGAGGAGGGGCTTCTGCTCGGCGACGATGGCGGCCGCTTCGGAGACCAGCGCCCGAAGCTTCGCCTCGTCGCCGGCGCCGATGTGCTGCCGGGCCCGCTCGATCAGGTCATAGACCCGGCCGGCTTCGGTCAGGACGTCATGCGAGAGCATGCGCATCGGGGGCTCCTGTGATCGGGGGTTGCCCGCCGCGGGCTGACGAAGGGGAGGTGCCCGCGGCGGGCGCCATCGCGAGCAGCCGGGCGCTCAGCGATGAGATGGAGGCGGCCATTCAGGCGGCCTCGCTGTTCGGTTCGGCGTCGTTGGCGGCGCTCAGTTCCGCGATCCGGCGGTCGAGCGCATGAGACACCTTCCGCAGGGTGCCGAGGCGCGGCTCCACGCCGCCTTCTCGCCACCTCCACCAGGTGGATTGCGCCACGCCGACCTCAGCGAGGATCGACGCCATGGTGAGCTTCGCATCCTTGGCGCGCTGCTCGATCTCGATGACTTCGGGGGCCGGTGCTTGCATGGCGCAGAGAGTGTGCAGGAATGCACGATCTGTCAATGCGGAAATGCACGCTCACTGCATCATGCGCATGTGCACAATCGCGCCATGGCAGAAGTCGCCGACGAAGCACGCGCTTTCCTCAACCACGCCCTGCAGGTGTCGGGGCTGAAGCCGCACGCCTTGGCCAAGAAGGCGGGCGTTGCGCCGACGACGATCACGCGCCCGCTGAACGATCCGGAGTTCAAGTTCACGCCGAAGCCGGCCACGCTGCGGAAGATCGCCGAGGCGGCGGGGCTCGATCTGCCGGCCGGGCTTGCCGTTGCCGCGCCGTCTTCGCCGATCATGCAGGAGCTACCGATCGTCGGCCCCATTCAGGCCGGCGCTTGGCTCGCGCTCGACGAGACGGCCCAAGACGAACCGATCTTCTTCACCGCCGTGGCCGACCGGCGCTACCCGCATGCTCGCCAATGGCTGCGGGAGGTGCGGGGCGATTCAATGAACGCCAAGGGCATCATGCCCGGCGACCTGGCTCACATCGTCGATGTCACTGAGGCGGGGATCAATCTCAACACCGGCATGGTGGTAGAGGTGACGCGTACTCGGGCCGGCGGCTCCCTCCGGGAGATCACGCTCAAAGAGGTCGAGATCTCGCCTGAAGGCGTGCGGCTGTGGCCGCGGTCGACCAACCCGCGCTGGAGCGAGCCGCTGTTGCTGGACGACGGCGACGGCGCTGAGATCGAAGTTCAGGTCACCGGCCTGCTGCTGCAGGCGATCAAGCGGTTCTTGTAAGGGGGATGCGATGTTCGGCGGGAAGAAGAGCGCAGCGCCACAGCCCTTCGATAACGAGGGCTACAGCCACGAATACGAGTACTACGCAGCGGCCTACCTCGGGATCAACGCCTTCAACTCGGGGGTGAACGAACTCGCTCGAAAGGGCTGGGAACTGGTCAACGGCGCCATGGCCGGCACGGCGCATTACGCCTACATGCGACGGCCGCTGAAGAAGCCGTCGAACGACTAGCTGCCCGCTGCAGCTTTCAGGATCGCGTTCTCAAGCACGCCCAGGCTGTTGCAGCGGGACACCGAGAGCTGGCCCTGAGCCAAGGCGTTCGAGCGCGTCTCGCGGAACTGCGTCGTGACCGTGATACGGGTCGAGCCCGCCTGCTCCCGCACGAAGACGTTGAGGTCCGCCGTCGCTGCAATCGCTGGAGCGAGGAAGGCGGATCCGCACGAGGCGACGGAGCTGATCTCCTGCGGCCCGGCGAGCATCCGCTCGGCATAGATGATCCCGCTGTCCTTCTCGATGGTCTTGATCGAGATGTTGCTGGTCGCGAAGTACTCGACGAGGTTGCTCCACACCTCATCCTTCGAGAGCTGGACCGTCGCCGTATTGTCGAACGGAATGTAGGCCGGAGGCGTGGCGCACCCCGCCATCAGGCCCAGGGCGCCGAGGCCGATGATGGTCCTTTTCATGTTCATCTCCTCAGGGGGGCGCCTTCGCGCAGGTCTGTTCGTTGCGCCGCGACAAGGGCGATCAGATCGACACCTGGCGGGCACCGGTAGGTCGTTTCATAGCTCCCCGCGGCTATGAGTTGCGTCGCGAGGGGCGAGCACCCGACCGGGGCCAGGAAGCTACCGGCCGCCGCTTCAAACTCTGGGATGGTTCCCATGCCGCCGCCGGTTTGGTTCAGCGAGCGCTGGATCAAGAGTGTCGGATCGGACGGGTGGACGTAAATTTGAAACTCGGCCTCGCCCAAGCGGACGCGGGCGTCAGCCAACTGAGTGACGCCATAAGAGAACAGCCGGCCAGTGCCGGCGCAGCCTCCGAGCGCGGCGCACACAGCCGCTACAGCCAGCAATCCCCTCATCCTGCATCCTCCCACGAGCACCATAGCCGAGGGGCGCGGAGTGTCATTCTGCGAAACCGTGCATTTGTGCATTGACACGCAGCGTGCAGGAATGCACAGTCTCCCCATCAACGGGAGACGCCGATGTCGCTCACCACCACCAACCACCTGTTCGCGGAACGCCGGGGCGAAGCGCCTCTGGACCGGGCCGCCCGTCTGGTCGCGGAAGCCCCGCTCGATCTGACCGGCCTGACCCGCTCGCAGGTCTTCACCCTCGAATGCGCGGCCTCGAAGGTCGTCTATGAGCGCCGGGACACCGACGGCTCGGCCCTCGATCTGCAGGAGGTCGCCGCCGACCGGCTGGCGGTGATCGACCGCCGCGACCGTCGCCGGGTCGATCTGGTGGAAGCCGCTCAGGCTCGCCGGGTCGAGCGGGCTGGCGCTGGCATGAAGGCGGCGGCCTGATGGGCAGGGAAGCGCATACGGCTGTCCGACCGGCCGGACATTGCGACGATGACGCCGCGTGGGCCGAGTTCGCTCGCCAGTATCAGGGGCAGCCGCGCTCGCGCCCCGACCTGACCGACTTCGCTCTAGCGAATGCCGTGTTCATGGCCGACCGCTCGGACCTCGACCTGATCGTCTATCAGACCGCCGCGAAGGAGCGCATCCGCTGGCTGTCGCTGCGGCTGGCGGAGACCGTCGAGGCGCTGAAACACACGACCGAGCTGCTGGCGTCGGCCAATCGCTCGACCGACAGGCCGTCCGAGCATGTCTCGCGACGTGTCAGGGAAGCCAGAGCCGCCATCCAGTCCGCCACCGGGGAGGTCCGGTGATGGTCTTCGCCTGCTCCTCCACCCCCGGCGAGCGCACCGGCCTGCGTCTGATCAAGGGCGAGGTCGACGGCATCGTCGAGCGCCTCGGCATCCCGGCTCAGCCCGACCGGCGGCCGCTGTATTTCGCGGAAGGCCCGTATGTCGTCCGCACCCACAACCGGGAGCGCATGGATATCCGCGCCGCCTTCGCCGAGGCCCAACGGCTGCTGATCAAGGCCGCCAGCGCGACCATCGAGCCGAGCCTGGCTGATGCGTACCGGGACGAACTCAACACCCTGATCGACGTCATCCGGGAGGCCGACGGCAATCGCCCGCGTCCGCCCGCTCAAGCAGCGAGGGCCGCAGCATGAAGGGCGCATACGTGATCCGGTGCGGGGAGGGCGCCTATGTCGGCGGCTCGACCCACATTGTCGCGCGCTGGGCGCAGCACCGCTACCGCCTGCGCGAGGGCAATCACCGCAACCCCCGGCTTCAGGAGGCATGGGCTCGCTTGGGCGAGGACGCCTTCGCCTTCGAGGTGCTGGAGCTGTGCGAGACGGGCGACCTGCTCGCCGTCGAGCAGCGTTGGCTGGACCGCCTGAAGGCAGAGGGCTCCCTCTTCAACGTCGACATGGTGGCAGGGTCGCCCAAGGGTCGGCTTCATTCACCTGAGACCAGGGCCAAGATGTCGGCATCCCGTCGGGGCCGGTCCTTCAGCCCGGAGACCTTGGCTAAGATGGCGGCCGCAAAGCGGGGCGAGAAGTGCTCCGCCGCTAAGGTCACCGAGGCGGACGTGCGGGATATCCGCCGACGCGCGGCGGAGGGCGAGCCCTACCGCAGCATCGCCGCCGACTACGGAATAGCCGACAACACGGTCTGCCAGATCGTCACCCGGCGGAGCTGGGGGCACGTCTCCGACGCTGCGAATGACGCAGATTGCGCCATGCGCGAGGCGGGAACGCCGACGCCGCCGGCCGCCATGGCGAAGGCTGCGTGATGGAACTCCACCCTCAGGTTCGCGCCTCGCTGGTCGCCCAGACCAACCCGACCTACCTCGGCTACTGCGATCCGGGCGCCGGTGTCGGCTACCGCATCGCCTTCTACGGCGAAGGCATCTGGGAGCAGGTCGAGACGGCCTTCCCGGTCATGACGCACGAAGAGGCGAGGGCGCTGATCGCGGCGGCCGAGCAGCTGACCGAGCGGCTGATGACCCGCATCGCGAAGGCGAGGGCCGCGTGATGCGTGAGCTGATCGAACGGCTGGAGAAGGCTGAGGCGGGTAGCCGTGAACTCGACGGCCTGCTGGCGCGTCGCTTTGGCTGGCACCGCGTTGAGCCACGCCACGCGCGGAACAGGGCAGGGGGGTGGATCGCCCCCGAAGATTTCATGGGCCTGAACAGTGACGGCTCGCCACGGCTGGACAGCTTGCACGGCACAGACATTCACCGCGACCCGCCGCGCCTTTCTCAGTCCCTAGACGCCGCTCTGGCTCTGGCGGAGAGGGTGCTACCGGGGTGGTGCTGCGCGACAGGTGGAAAGCTGGCCCGGGGCCATAGGGACGCGTTCGCGCGCGTCGATACGCCGGACGGCTGCGACTTTGAGGAGGCCTACGCCTCCACCCCCGCGCTCGCCCTGTGCATCGCGATCCTCCGCGCCCTCCGCACCACAGAACAGCACTCCCCCGAGGAGCGCGCCTGATGCCGCCCCTCGCCGAAGCCCTCATCCACCTGATCGTCGCTGCCGTCTGGATTGCCGGCGGTCTGGCGGTCCTCACCCGCCTTCCGAACCGGGAGCCCTGAAATGCTCGCCCAGGAACTGATCAAGCACACGGCCCGCCTTCGCTGGGTGGACCGCGACGGCCGGGAGCATGCCGAGCGCCACGCCGCGTGGACCGCCGCCGAAGCCACGCGCATGGCCTACCGCCGGGCCAAGTCGATGCGGCTGTCGGGTGAGGCCGCGGCCTTCCGCATCGAGCATCACGAGCGGGTCATGGCCGAGGGCTGCGTCCTCGAGGCGGCGAACGACGACTTCGCCATTCCAGACTTCGGGGGCGCGGCGTGACCCTCACGAACCCCGCCAAGCTGGCCGACGGCGAGAAGATCGCCGCGCCCGGCGTCTACGACCTGTCGATGGCGCAGTACCACGGCGACTGCTGCGCGGCGCCGTCGATCTCGTCGTCTGGCCTCCGGACCATCTGGAGCCAGTCTCCGGCCCACTACTGGTACGCCAGCCCCTACAACCCGCATCCGCCGGAGCCCGAGGAGCGGCCACACTTCTCCATCGGCCGGGCCGCGCACCACCTCCTGTACCTGGGCCGGAAGGGCTTCGATGCGGAGTTCGTTGTCCGGCCGTCGGAGTGGAAGGACTGGCGGACGAGGGCCGCTCAGGAATGGCGCGCCGAGCAGATCAAGGCCGGCAAGACCATCATTACCGATGGCGAGCTGGAGAACATCACCGGCATGGCCCGGTCGCTCGGCGCCCATCCGCTGGTGAAGGCCGGGATCCTCGACGGCGCCGTCGAGCGCTCGCTGATCTGGCGCGACCCGTCCGGTGCCTGGCTGAAGAGCCGACCAGACAACATCCCGACCGGCTCCGGGCTCTACGCCGACCTGAAGACTGCCGACAGCGTGTCGGACGAGGCCCTCGAACGGTCGCTGGCCAGCTACGGCTACCACATGCAGGCCGCGCTGGTCGGCATGGCTTCGGAGGCCGTCCTCGGCCGCCAGATGGAGGAGTTCGCCTTCGTCTGGGTCGAGAAGAGCCCGCCCCACTGCGTCCGCGTCACCGTCCTGACCGGCGAAGATCTGGAGCGCGGGCGGATGCAGCTGCGCCGGTCGATCGACACCTTCGCCCGCTGCGTCGCCACCGGCGAGTGGCCTGGCCCGGGCGGCGGCAGAACCGATGCCGAATACCTCCAGCTTCCCCCGTGGGCCGCTAAGCGCATCGACATGGCGCTCGAGGTCGCGGCGGCGGAGGCGAACGACAACGCGGCTGAGAGGGGGCGGGCAGCATGACAGCCCTTGCCTGGTCTCCGGCGCCCAAGCCGAGCGACTATCGGTTTATCGATCTGTCGGGCCACCAGTACGTCGGCCTCACCGTCGAGGCTTTCGCCGGCCGGGACAGCCGGGGACGCCACGTCTGGCGCTGCCGGTGTGAGTGCGGCGCCACCACGCACGCCCGGGCAGACCACATTCGGTCTGGTCGCATCATGTCCTGCGGCTGCCGTCGCGACGCTGGCATCGGCGCGCGGCGCCGCTCGCATGGCCTCACCGGCAGTCCCGAGCATCGATCATGGAAGGGGCTGCGGGCAAGGTGCCTGTCGCCCACGAACCCGAAGTACCCCGAGTACGGCGGGCGCGGCATCAAGGTCTGTCCTCGCTGGGACAGCTTCGCGGCGTTCCTCGCGGACATGGGCCCGAAGCCAAGCCCCGAACACTCCATCGACCGGATCGACAACGACGGCGACTACGAGCCGGCGAACTGCCGATGGGCGACCCCGACAACCCAAGCCAACAACCGGCGTCCGCGCCGAAGGAAAGACAAATGACCGAGCAAACCGCCGTCGTGAACCTGGAGCGCCAACCGCGGTCCGTTCTGGTCGACATGTCCACCCGGTACGGCATGGAGCCGGCCGCCTTCGAGGCGACCGTTCGGGCCACCGTCTGCAAGGGCCAGGTCTCCCGCGAGGAGTTCGCCGCCTTCCTGCTGGTGGCGAAAGAGTACCGCCTGAACCCGCTGACGAAGGAGATCTACGCCTTCCCGGCCAAGGGCGGTGGCATCCAGCCCATCGTGTCGATCGACGGATGGGCCCGGATCATCAACGAGCGGCCGGAGCTGGACGGCATCGAGTTCGACGACATGATCGTCGACGGCGAGCTCTTCGCGGTGACCTGCAAAATCCATCGCAAGGACCGCTCGATGCCGGTCTGCGTCACCGAGTACCTGTCGGAATGCAAGCGCGCCACCGATGTCTGGAAGCAGTGGCCGGCGCGGATGCTCCGCCACAAGGCGCTGATCCAATGCGCGCGCTACGCCTTCGGCTTCTCCGGCATCGTCGATCCTGACGAGTTCGAACGGATGGAGAGCGTCCGCGACGTCACCCCGCGCCGCGGCCCTGATCTGGCGGCCCGGCTGGCTGCGCCGGCGGACGATCACCCGGCCGAGGGGTTCACGGCTGTGAACAGCGAGCCGGCCGAACACGCCAGCCCCCTCGGCGACGACGACATCCCGACCTTCGACGCCGAGGAAGTCGGGGCCAGCGAAGGGCAGGGGGCTGAGGCTCCGGCCGGGGATGACGACGGCTTCCCGGGGGATCGGTGATGGCGGGCGGTGCCTCAGCCATTCTCGATCTCGTGCCGGAGCATGTCTGTCGCCTGTTTCAGGCTTCCAAGCGCCAACGAGAAGTAGTGGAGGTGACTCAAAATCCGGTCGTTCGCATCCTTGCGACCCGCGGTATCGGCCATTTCTTCAAGCGCCGTTCGCAGGCCGAAGATCGCCGAGTGAGCAGCCATGACTGCCTCGACCCCCCGCACCGGCAGATCGCCAGTCTGCACGGCCTGTGCTTGTTGCTCCATAAGGGTAAAGCCAGCGTCGAGCATCGCCCTCGCGTAGCGGGCGATCAGCGCCGGCTCCCTGCGTTCGGCGATGTCCGCCAGGCGTTGGGCCTGACCCGCCATCGCCGCATGGATGTTGTAGAAGACCGCCCAACCGGCCATCTGCCGAGCCAGCTTCTCCTTCTTGGCTTCGCGGCGAGCCTCCCACCACTGGAAGGCCGTTACGGCGACAGCGACGAACGAACCGGCGGCCTGAAGCCACGCGGGAAGATCAGCTGGGGCCGGCCAAGAAACGCCCGCAATCCGCGCGAGGGCAACAAGCCAGGCCCCGCACAGTCCAGCACAAATCCAATCCGCCCGGGTCATCTCGCGAAGACTGCACGGCACAGCTTCGGCGTCCAGAGGTCAGCGGCATGATCCAGAAGCGCCGCCCCCTGACCCGCGCCGAATTCGGCCAGCTGATGGTCGACCAGGGTGGCCGCTGCGCCTGCCCCTGCCGGGAGAAGCTGCAGCCGCTCGGCGAGGGCGTGATTGACGAACACAGGATCCCGCTCGCCCTAGGCGGCTCCAACGACCTGTCGAACCGCGAGCTCTGGCGGAAGCCCTGCGCCGCGGCGAAGACGGCCGGCCGGGATGCACCGGCGATCGCCAAGGCCAAGCGACAGGGCGGCGAGACCGGCCAGCGCGCCCGGCGTGAGAAGCGCGGCGGCGGCTCTATCAAATCCAGGGCCTTCGGCTCTGTCTCCCGAGGCTTCGACGGGAAGGTGAAGCTGACGAAGCGGGCTCAACGGGAAGCCAAGGCCAACGACGACGCCCCCGGTGGGGAAGGGAGGGCGGTCGGATGATCGCGGCGCTCTATGTCGAGACTGGCGGCTGCTACTATGGCCTACCCGAGGTCGACCCGTGGGACGTGGTGCGCGACGCTCGACGCTATGCCGGCCCACACCCCGTTGTGGCGCATCCGCCGTGCGACCGCTGGTGCCAACTCGCGCCGGTCAACGAGGCTCGCTACGGCCACAAGGTTGGTGATGACGGGGGCTGCTTCGCCGCGGCCCTCGACGCAGTGCGAACTTGGGGCGGCGTCCTCGAGCACCCGGCGCTTACGTTCGCGTGGTCAGCACACGGCATTCCGCGCCCGCTGGCCTCTGGCTGGATCCGCACCCCCTGCGGGGGCTGGACCGCTCAGGTCGCGCAGCGCCAGTACGGCCACCGCGCCCGGAAATGGACTTGGCTCTACGCCTTCGGCTTGATCCCGCCCGATCTGCGCTGGGGACCGGGGCCGGTCCCGGAAGTCTGGATCAGCGCCGACCGGCCGCGGTCAGAGCTGGCAGCTCGGGGCATCTCACAGATGCAGTCGAAGGAGGCCAAGGCGACGCCGCCGGAGTTCCGCGACCTGCTGCTCTCGATCGCCCGCGACGTTCCGAGCCGGAGGGCCGCCGCATGACCTCCGACCGCCTCTTCATCGCCGCGGCCCATCGGTTCGCCGCTCAGGCATGGGCCGCATCCGATAGCGAGCCGCATCGGAGATTTGCCCCGGTTCTGGAAGCCTGGGCCGCCAATGCCGAGCGCCGGGCGATGCTTGACCAGCCCGATCTATTCCAGGAGCAGACCAATGGATGACGACCTGAAAGCGGTAGTTGGGCGGGTGCGCGACTGCTTGGACGACGCCACCGAGGCCAGCGTTGCGGTCGATACGGGCGACCTCCGCACCCTCCTCTCTGCCCTCCGCCAGAGGGATGAAGCGCGCACGCCCTACGAGGTTGGCGACCCGCTCGCCTACGACATAGGCAATGGACACACGCTCCGCTGCACCTATCGCGGCGACTGCGAGGGCTGGCCGATGGTGACGTTCGATGCGGACCCGTCGTCCGAATCTCCGATTCACGTCCGCCCGTCCCGCCTCAAGCGCCGCGCCATCCTTACCGGGAGCGAAAGCAATGCCCGCTGACACCCCCTCGTTCTACGTCGCCAGCCGCGCGAGCGTCCCTGAGCGATCCGCCATGTGGCGCAAGCTGCGGGACGGCGGCGTCAACATCACCTCGACATGGATCGACGAGGCCGGAGAGGGCGCGTCCGCCTGCCTGGTCGATCTGTGGCGGCGCATCGCCTACGAGGTCGAGAAGGCCGACTTTCTGATCCTCTACGTCGAACCTGACGACTTCCCGCTCAAGGGCGCGCTGATCGAGGTCGGCATGGCGCTCGGCCACGGCAAGCGCGTTCTCGTGGTCGCCCCCGATGTGAAGCTGGAACCGCGCTCGCTTCGACCTCTCGGCTCGTGGGCGATGCACCCGCTCGTGACCTTCCACGGCTCGATGCGCCACGCCCTCGACCATGCCTACACGATGAGCCGCAGGAGCGCAGCATGACCACGCCGACAACGCCCGCTGACAGCCCTCGCGAACTGCCGATGCCGCCCTATCGCTTTCAGGATGGGGCCGGACAGAGCATATCTGGCAGACACGCCCTTTCCGCCTCCCCTGCACGGGGAGAGGGGGAGCCGGAGCGGATGTTGTGCAACATCTGCAAGCGGCCGGTGAACGCCGGGCATCCGTCCGAATGGTGCACCTGCCACCCCTACATGGCTCCCGCCGGAACGCACGCTGCACGGGGAGAGGGGGATGCTCCGTTCACCGCCGACGATCTGGCGAACGAAATCCGCCGGGTCGATGGCAACCACTCGCTCGGGGCCGGCGCGCTCGCAGAGGCGCTGATGCCGTTCCTGTCCCGCCCCTCCCCCGGAGAGGGGGATGCCGACCGTCTCATGCAGGATTTCTACCTGAGCGCGGACTACGACCCGAAAGCCGCCCGTCCGGCGGACACCGTGAAGGCCGCGATAGCCTTCGCCCTTCGCACCCACCCCACCCCCGCCACCCCGGCAGGAGATGAGATGCTGGAGTCCGACGCGGCCTTTGCGCTTCGCCACGCCCTCGACCGGCTTCAGCAGGTGGAGCGCCATCGCAATGGCGAGGCTCCGCTTCCCGCCGTGATCGGCGCTATCGGCATGGTAGAGAAAGCCCTCGCCGCCCTCCAGCCCCAAGCAGAAGGAGGGGGAGGCCATGGCCGCGGCGAACGATAACGGCTTCAAGCTCGCCTACACGCCGGCGGAGGCCGCCCAGGCGACGGGCCTCGGTAAGACGACCATCTACGAGCTGATGAAGAACGGCCGGCTGAAGCGGGTGAAAATCGGCCGCAGTACGGTTATCCCCAGGTCCTCTCTGCTGGCCCTGCTTGGTGAAGAGGCCGACGCCGCTTAG